TAAAAGAATGGACTAAGATTTACGGAGCATTACACGATGCTCAAGTTGAGCAATTAAGATATTGGCCATTAACTCTTACTCATGCCACTAAGGCAGAGGTTTTGTTTAATTTTGACTCAAGAACAGTAATCTATAATATACAGAAAACTAAGGGAAAAATGCCAAAAGACCTTGGTAAACGGTTGAAAATACTTGAATATTATACAAAATGGCTCCTTGGAGATGAATATAGTGTTATTGTTCAAAAAGGTGAGTCAGTTTGGTTTTATTCAGAAGGAATAGTAAATGGACTCATCAGAGAATCGGAGCAATCAACTCGCTTTGCCAGAGAATTATCTGTCAGAGGAGGAAAAGGAGGTTTTAAAGGAATGGAAGCGAAAAAAGGAACTTCCAGTCCCACTAAACTCCGCAATAAAGATGTATGAAATGTATCTCAATGGTCTTAATTGCGAACAGATTTGTCTTGCTCATGGCAACCAATTCCCCTTAGGGGCTATATTGGATGCTAAACAACGCTTAAGCTGGGATTCCAAAAGAGAAGCTCAGTTAGCTAATATCCATTTACAAGTAGAACGCAAGGTCTATAAAGTCAAGCATGACGCAATGTCAACACTTTCTGACTTATTAGGTGTTGCTCATAAGGTTTGGGCTGAAAAAATAGCTAAATACCTAGAAACTGGTGATTCAGAGGCTCTTGGTGGATTTGACCCATCTAACCTTAAGAATTATAAAGAAATTGTCACTATGTTAAGTGCTCTGTCTGAAAACAAGAACGAGCCTTCTAAGAAGGAAGTAATGGTTGGCGGGACTGTAAAGCACGTCCATGCAGTTACTGACAGCAAAGACAAGAAAATCAAAAGCGCTGCAGCTTCTGACTTATTGGATTTAATATCTACTAAAGACTCCTAAATATGGCAAATAATATTAACCAAGAAGACATACTCAGAGCAGCACTATTCGTCCCTTGCGAAACGAAGGAGCATCTTCATAAGTGGATTAAGGTCTATTTAGGCCTGGACTTGCCTAATGTAACAGTTTGTAGTAATAACACAAGACATCCACCAAGCAACTCCAATCCTATGGATTTGATTTGGGAAATCTACTCAAAAGCCAGAGCAGGTAATGACGAAAACTTTACTAGAATCTTAGGATTCGCAGCTAGAGATAGTTATAAGACTGTTTCAGCATCAATTCTAGAAACGCTATGTTTATTTCATTTAGGCAGAAACGTTGGTCACATGGCCGCACTGGAAACACAAGCCAAAAACTGTCAAAGATACATCGAAGGCTATCTAAAGCGACCTATTATTAGAGAATTCTTGACTTCAAAGAACAAAAGGACTCTTGAAATAACTAAATACGTAGATTCAGCCGGAGGTAGACCCATATCTCCAGTTGAATATGGAAAGCTAAACGAAGCTGAGAAGATGAGGTATGAGGAAAAAACTAACTGGATTAAAATAGTTATAGCTACAGTTGCTGACTGCAATGGACTCCACGTCCCGATGTTCGTTTGCGTAGATGAAAAAAGTAAAATTTTAATTAAGAGCCCTAAAAATCAAAAAGATAGGATTTGGGCCAATGCTGGACGTGTTTATAATAGATTAATAGGCAAGTCTCCAGGTAGTAACAGTGAATTTGAAGGATTTACGCAAAATCCTTTAAAAAACATAGAAGCTCTATCGTTTAATTTAAATACAGGTGAATTTGAATTTAAACCAATAATAGGCACAAGTCGCACATGGCAAGATAGATATGAAGTAAATTTTAAAAATGGTAAAAAAATAATTTGTACAGAAGAGCATCCATTGATGTCTCCAAATGGATTCAAGAAGGTTTCAGAATTATCTAAAAATGATAAAGTCCTATTTTTAGATGAAAATGATTCAAAAAATGCAATAGAAATTGAAAATATTACAAAAATAGACCCAGGTTGGGTAATTGACTTTACGGTAAAGGATAATCACAACTTCATTGCAAATGGAGTTTTGGTCAAGAATTGCGACGAATTAGATCTAGCCGACCCAGCTGCATATGCTGAATCTAAGATGATTCCATGTATGGGAGATAATGGCGAATTGCCAATGACCTTCCTTACTTCAACAAGAAAATATTCGTTCGGATTGGTTCAGTCAGAAATAGATGTAGCTCATACAACAGGCCTAAATATCAGGCACTGGAATATCATAGATGTTACAGAAGCTTGTCCATCATCAAGACATTTACCAGAATTACCCAAAATACCCATTTATTATTCAGAGAATCAATTAAGAGCTATTTCAAAAGAAGAATATGAACTTCTTTCTGTTAAAGAAAAGGAACAATATGACGTAACAGAAGGATTTCAGGGTTGCTTGGCTAAATGCAAACTCTTTGCAGCTTGTCAAGGACGCTTAGCTACTCAGCAAACCTCTAAATCTAAGCTATTAAAGAAGATACATGCCGTACAGCCATTATTCCAATCAATCTCTGTAGACTTAGCTAAAGCTCAGTTACTTAGTTGGGAACCATCTTCAGAAGGTAAAATCTTCCCAAATTTCTCAAAACCCACCCATCTTATCCCAGCTTCACAAATGGCAGAGAGAATTACTGGCGAAACATACCCAGCATCTACCAATAAGGCTCAATTAATAGAGTTATTGAAATCAATGGGAGCAATCTTCTATAGTGGATTGGACTGGGGATTTACTCATAATTTCGCAGTTGTTACCGCAGCACTTCTTGGTCATAATTTATATATAATTGACGTAATATCTATTAAAGGCCTTGAATTACAGCAAAGAATAGAACTTTGTAGAGAGAAGTTAAATCCACTTACTCCAGTCATTTATCCAGATAATGCTTATCCATCAGACGTTAAGTCATTTAGAATGGCTGGCTTTAGAATGGTTAACTTCCGTAAAGACGTCCTTTTGGGTATTGAAAACACAAGAAAACGTATAATGCCAGGTGGCGGATTGCCACCTTCTATGTTCCTATTAAAAGACGACCCAGGATGTGAATTATTAGCTGATAAGATAATTAACTATCACTGGAAAACTGACCAAGCCGGTAAGTTAACGGACGAGCCAGATAGCAAAGATGATGACGAATTAGACGCATTGCGGTATTTATGTCAAAATGTCCCAATTAATAAAATCAATATAGTCCCCGGATACCAAAAGAATAAGTTATTTGAAAAGGACCCAAATGAGGGTTGGATACAAAGATATACTGGATTAGATGAAGAAGTTAAGGTAGTTGGCAAGCCCGGAGGCTTGTTATTCTCCATTTAACCCAAAGGTAGAAGAAATCAATCTTTAAGATTGGAGACTATATTGTGTCAATTCTAAATTCTTTATCTACAGTTACTATTTACGACGATTCGTCTACAACAAACTCCCCCCAACAGAGCTTTGTTAACTGGAAACGCAATGTATTGTCGATGTCTGTAAATAATCCAACAAATACTAGACTAAAAGTCCTTCCGGGTCAAACATTAAATGTATTTAATGGAACAACCGCGACCTTGATTGACGGGACTTCCGCATTTAGTATTAGTTTAAACCCGGTATTGACATCAACTTACAGAGTTCTGAATACAGGAGGTACTGCTCCAGGATTTAGGACGGCTAGGGCAGTAACTGTAAACGGCGTGGCCATAACAGTAGCTATAAACAACAATGCTTCAGCTACATTTACCGTTGGAGCGCCCACATTTGGCTCAGTTCAAGCCGGAGACACTATCTTTATCCCAACAGCATTAACTGGAGACAGTGCCTTAAACAACGTTTTTAGCGTTCTGAATGGTGGATACTGGACCGTACTTAGTGCAACCTCAACTGTTTTAACAGTTACCCGTCCAACTGGACAGAGTTTTTCAGGAACTGCCGAAACAGTCACTCCTACTAATAACCTTCATTTACAAGCAATGTCAGCTTCCGGAGTTCAAGTAGGGGATACGGTAGAAATTTCAGCTGGATTTAGCCCCATAACCAGACAAGCCTTTGTTATTACTGCCGTAAATCCATCATGGGTTGAATTTATCAGTACAGCAGCGCTTCCGTTAGAAACAGGTATATTACCTACTGCCTCCGGTATGGTATTTTATACAAAATGCAAGAGGTTTTTAAGGATTGAAGTCGACCAAAATGTAGTTTTACGACTAAATGGCGATACTAGCGATAAATTAAGAATCTCAACAACTCAACTATCTACAGGTGAGAACTTTGGATGGTTTGAAACTGGTTCAGGTCCATGTTGGCAACTTGATGTAGTTAATCGTTCAACAACTAGTATTTTAAATATTGTTATAATGTCAGCGGAGTAACCTATGACTAAGAAGTCTAAAATCCAGTTTGAGACATTAGATAACAATATTTCGCCAGAAATACTTAAAAAGTATGAAAATGGCGAAGATTTTGAGTTACCAACTCAAACTCCATTAATTAAGAACATATTAGATAGTATCACTAAGACAGAAAAAGTTCAAAGATTAGCCCTTGAGGAAGATCCAAGAGGAGTAAATAGGTTTCTTGGAATCTATTATGACAAAGTTGGTCAACTCCCTGACATTCTATTAAAAAGAGTTGCTAATACTGACGACTTAGTTGGTAATATTCTACATATTCGTGGTAATCAAGCAAGTGTTTTCGGTCAAGTCCTCGAAGATAGGTTTGAATGGGGGTTTAGAGTTGAACCCAAGCCTCAAAAATTCAAGAACCTCCCTAAAGAGAAACAAGAAGAGTTGCGCAAAAAGATGAATAAAGCGCAAGAGCTATTGGCCACCTGCGGACATACCGATAGTACTGACGAAGATGAAGAAATGAGTTTGTCTACATTTCTTTACATTTCAGCACGTAACTCCCTATTATTCGGTAGATTTGCCACAGAAATCCTTCATAGAAGAGATATGCAAGGAAATAAGACTGGATTCTATGCCTTCCGTCCAGTTGATGCAGGAACTATATTTAAAGCTGTTCCAAATGACGTAATGGATAGTAATATCCGTAAAGAAGCAATTAGGACATTAAATAGAATTAAAAATGTCAAATTAGACCCAAAGAAATTTGCTGCAGATAGTTATAAATTCTTTCAAATTATCAACGGAACTCCAGCACAAGGTTTCGAGTCAGATGAATTAATAGTTAAAAACTGTTATCCATCAACTGATATTGAAAACAATGGATATCCAATAACTCCGATTGATTTAGCTTTTGCTGCCGTAAGCACTCACATAAATATAACTAACCATAATAAGTTATATTTTCAAAATGGACGAGCAGCTAAGGGTATGTTGGTAATTACTTCTGATGAAGTTGACCAAGGCACTGTAGCTGATTTAAAGCAACAATTCAATGCTGCTATTAATAGCGTAGCCAATTCTTGGAAAACTCCAGTAATAAGAGTCGGCAAGGAAGATGACGTTCAATGGAGAGCAATGGATGCCCAATCTAAAGATGGGGAATTCCAATATCTCTATGATTCCAACTGCCGAGTCGTATTGGCTTCATTTCAAATGTCTCCAGATGAAGTCCCTGGATACAGCCATTTAAGTAGAGGCTCAAATACTCAAACTCTCTCAGAGAGCAATTCGGAATATAAACTTGAGGCACACAGAGACGTTGGTATTAGGCCAATGTTAGCAAATCTTCAAGACTTCCTATCGACCAAGATTCTTCCTCTAATAGACGAAGAAGTTGGGGAATATTGCAGAGTTACGTTCCATGGTTTAGAAACAGACTCTCCAGATAAAGAAAGAACCGCTATCCAAGAATGGGCTCCTTTATGGGGGACAATGGACGAAGTTCTTGATAAGGTTGAGCGCCCCAAGATAGGCAAGAAAATGGGCGGCGAATTCCCATTTAATGAATTATTTCAAGGTGTATTAGATAAATACTTCACTGTTGGACAAATAATTGAACACTTCTTTGGAGTGGAAGGTGCTTCCAAGAAGAAAGAATATAATTACATCAGAGACCAATATTGGTTTACTCAACAAAGTCTCGTAATGCAAGAAAAACAAAATGAAGAACAAAAGAAGATGGCTGAAGAGCAAATGAAACAACAGCAACAAATGCAACAACAAGAAGTTTCTAAGCAAAAACAGGCTGATTCTAAGAGTAATGAATTAGTTTCTGGCATTAATCAATTAGAAAGCTTATTGACCCGCTCTGAATTGTCTAAGAAGGAAAAGGATAGTATTAAAGGTTTCTTGTCGAAGATTAAGGGAGAATAAATATGTTAATCAAGATTCACCCAAAAATCGAAGAAGCCCTTAGGTTTCAAGAGCACGGAACTATTATAGATGGTGCATTTGCAAGTCAAGCCATTGATACTTCAGGAGAGGTCATTGATGTTAAAGGGACAGACATCTCCTCCTTAAATGAAGATGGTGTATTAAATGTTGAACACGCCTCTGAGAAAAACTTCCCTACATTTTCTGTAATTATAGGCAGAATTATCTTTGCTAAGAAGATTTTTACACAAAATGATTGTGAAAGCGAACGAGAGTTAAAGCTTTGGAACGAAATACGCCTACCATTTATATATGGTGCAGCTGAGCTATTCGACAAAGAAGACCACAGTAATGCAAAAGATGCAGCTGCTATGATTAAGCACTATCATAGGAGAGGTCTTCCTGTAGTTATTAGGTATTCTATTGAAGGCAGTACTATCGATAGAAATGGTAATTATTTAGTTAAAACAATAGCCAGACGAGTAGCTGCTACTATTAAACCATGCAATAAATCAAGTTACAGCGCTTTAGTGTCCGAACCTACACCAGCCCAAGTAGGTTTAGATATTGAAAAGAATGAAAAATATATTGCAATTAATGAAATGGAATATGACGTTCTAATTGACGTCCCGATGTCAAAAACCTTGACATTAGGTAGCTACAACGCCGCTCCAAGTGAATTAACTGGTGGTTCAGCTTTACAAAAAGAAGATATAATTAAAAGAAAATTCTTTAAAAATCAATTACTTGCAGCTGCAAGAGACTATGATGGTAGAGAACCATTTAGAGAATATTTAAAGAAATTCGTAAAGCATTCATTACCAGACGTTGCTGATAAGTATCTGGATAAGTACTCAGATATGGTTGAAGAAATTCAATTCAGAAAAAATGAAGACCAACCACCGACTTTTGAGGAAAAAGGCGTTAAGTATAAAGATAAAACAGTTAAGCCTGGAGAGATTGAATTAGTTGCTGGTCCATTTAAGGGCAGTAAGCTTAAATTAATGCATGTAGACGACACTCATGTGCACGTCAAGCCACCAAAAGCAAGTGACCAATCTGAGGTTAATATAAATAAAATCAATAGAAAGCAAGAAGGTTCACACTTCGTAATCCTTTCTCACCCAGAAGAATTACACGAACCCAAATTCGTAGATAGTAATAAGCATGTAAGTCTTGAGCACACAAAGTTTAATGAACAAAAAGACTTAGTCCATGGTATTGATTTAAATAAAAAACCAGAAAGCACTCCACATACTTCAACTTGGTACTCAAAGAACAAAGATTCTGTTTATGGCTGGTTTAAGAACAATGGCGGAAAGACTGTTCACGTCAAGCCCAATGTAGACTATGAAGATGAGCCAGAAAAGGAATTAAAGCCATCTACCGCCTCTAGAGAGGTTTTATTTCATAATCTATCTAGAGGATTCTTTGGTATAGATAATGTACCGACAACAGCTTTATTTAAGCACCCAGATAGCGGAGAAGAACATTCAGCAATGGAAGTTCATCCAGAAGCTGTTCACTATCATCCAGATTCTCCATCAGCAGACACAAGACCTATACTTCACAAAGAAGGAATTACTGGTCAATTAGATAAAATGGCTTTGATGGACAGTATTTTAGGAAATAGAGACAGAAACAGAACTAATTACATGATTGACAAGCGAACCAATAAGCTGATGTTAATTGATAATGCACTTACATTTGACTACAATAAAGAAGAAATCCCCTCCTATCTAGAAGATTATGCAAGAATGAAGGGAAAGAATGTTCATGAAAAGAAAATTCACCCAGAAGCTCGTGAATGGTTGATGTCATTGGACCCATTTCAACTAAAGGCTCATTTAGATGAAGCAAAGGTTCATCCAGAAATAGCTAAGAAAGCGGTTCAAAGACTACTATCTGCCCAGTCAGCTTCAGCGCTTGGCAATGATAGAATAACTGATTTATTGTTTGCAAATAAAGCCTATGGGGTTTAATCATGCTAAAAGATGGCGTTTACAGAGTATTTTCAATAAAGGCAGGATATGGTAAGCCTATAGAGCGCCAAGTTGCTAAGTTTTTGATTAAATCAAAGAAATTCTATGTCTTAGAAGACCATGATAATATAATGGAAGATGTTATTGAAGGTCCACTGACTGAAGCAATTAGTAAAAAGGTTTATCATCTCTGCCATTCTCCATATTTCAAGGTAATATCAGACAAACAATCCAATGAAGGATTCCATGATGATTTAATCCCAGAAATGAGCATTGGGGATGTAAATCCAGATAGTCAATATTTTGTATGGAATGGCATAGATGCTCCCAAAATGCTAGAGATTTATGGCAAGTCAGCAATTCTTGATGGAAATAAGCTTTCGAATGAAGAATTAAGAGAATTATTTGCTCAAGTTCAACTTGGTAAATTCAAAATGGAGAAAGCATAATGTTTAATGAAGAATATTTTGAATTATATAAGCAACTTGAAAAACTTACCAAAGCTGACCCATCACTTCCTATATATAACTCACCAAAGGAGCCTGAACTCCCGGATTATATAGAAAAAGACAGCCAATTTGGTCATTTAGGCAATCGCTTTTCTTATAAGAAGTTTATATCATTCAACCCAGATGCCGGTATTCATATATCCATTGATGGAAATTCTATAGGTGCACTTAGCTCAAGGCACGGTCATTTAATGGGAAATGAAGCAATAAGATTTATATTTGAATCAATCTCAGATTTAGCCAAGACCCATCGCCTGCACGCTTTTAGAACAAGTGGAGACAAGGCCAAGGTAATAGCTAAAACTCCAGAACAAGGCGTTCAGTTTGTAAAGGAACTTGAGCAAATAATTGATTCAAGTCCAGTCCTTGCCGGAACCGAACACAAAGTAACAGTTGCTGTAGGTATTGGATATACTCCAATCCAATCTGAAGAAGCATTAGCTGAAGCTAAGGATATTCTTGGAGATATGGTTAATTCCAGTAGGGTTAAAAAATTCCAACTAGGCAAAGAACCATATGTTTATGTCTCAAAGCTACATAATGCTCCACCAGATAGCTGGAAGCCACTAAATGCTACTAAGAATTTTTCGGAGGCAATAGTGCCTCGCGGGCTAAAGCTTCAACATCCACTGAAATAACAGATTTTCCAAGACATTTATCGCATTTGCTCTTTGAATAAGCATTTGCGGGCATATATATAGGTTGTTTACATATTAAGCAATTCTTTATATTAAATACTTTATTACAACCATTACATAAATTGTTTTCATTTAATAAACTAGACTTTTCGCATATAGCGCACTTCTTATATATCTTTAAACATTCATTACACTTTGTCTGCCTTCTCATTTTGTTACTTGGATATAAGGGAAACTCTTTACCTTCTTTTTCCTTCTTACAAATTGTACAGACATGATTTGCATTCTTACCCATTTTTTACTCCAATACAGTGTTTACATAGTTTAGTTTTTGAATAAAAATCAAAATCTATTAACTTAACTGTTTTGCAACATGGACAATACTTAAGTCCTTGTTTTTTAAGACACTTTTTGCAAATACCATTTAATAACATTTTCTTAGGAAAGATGCAATAATTGCATTTTTGTTTATACTTTTTAAACAAATAATTATAGCTTTCCATCTTTCTATTTATTGTCTTTCTACATTCACAACACCAAGAAGTTACCGGCCTAATTCTATTATTATTTGAGAATTCGTGAAAGAATTGTCGTTCTTTTTTGATACCACATTTTGAGCATAAAAACATTTCCATGACTTAAAGATTGATTCGGCATTATTTGTGTATTTATTTAATATCAATACTTTATATCGTAACCAAAATTTCGCAGTACAGGCATTAGGCCTTTAGGAGACAATTATGTCAACACTTAAGAAAGCATTAGTATTATCACGAAGCATTGCCGCGAATCTTTCACTTCGCTTTGCTGAAACTCCAGTTCTAACCGTAGTTGAAACACTTGATGCGTCAGGTAACCCAGTTATTACCGTAAGCGACGGCACCCCAGCCACCACTGAAAACGTTCTCGTTCTCAGAATCATCGAAATGCCCTCAATTGGCACCAACTCAGTTGGCGTAGCGCAAGACTCATATGGTCCCCACATTGCGCAAGTTGCTCTAGAGCAAGCGTCTGGTCTTACTGGCGTTGCGCTAACTCAAGAAGTTGTCAAGATGAGAGTTTGGTCAGAACTAGCGAAGGCCGGTCTCCGCACTGAAGTTTATATCCGTGCTAACGGCGCTGCTCCTACCACATCAGACATCACCGGAACCCCAACATTTGTTGTTTCAGACCTCCTCTGGAAGAACCTAGGCGACATGTAATTTGAGTTAATCTCAAAAGGACTGGTTATATGAAAACATATACCGACGATGAAATTAATTCACTTATTGAGGAGCTAAAGGTAGATTTACCTGAATTGCTTAAGTCAGAAGGTTTAAGCAAAGCCCAAGAACACAGCGAAAGTCTTGAAAAAGAAGGTTCAATGCCTGAAGGTTCAGCTTCACCTGCTGCCGAAGCTTCAGTCTCTCCTGCTGCTCCAGAAGCCTCAGCTTCACCAGAAGCGGCTCCCGAAGGTTCACCTTCACCAGAAGCGGCTCCCGAAGCAGCTCCAGAAGCGGCTCAAGGTGATGAACAAACACTTGAACAAGCTTACTCTGCGCTTCCAGAAGACCAATTACAAATGCACTACGAAGCACTCCGTGCTGTAGTTATGCAAAGAATGGGTCAAGGCCAGGGTCAGGAACAAGCTCCAATGGCTCCAGAAGCTCCTGCTGCTCCCGAAGCCCCAATGGCTCCAGAAGCTCCTGCTGCTCCAGAGCAACAAATGCAAATGTCCGAAGCTCCAAACTGGGCTGAGGAACTACAGAAAGCTACTGAAGAAGTAAAGAAAGCATCTGATGAAAGAGTAGCTAACCTAGAGAAGCAATTAACTAGCGTAACTCAATTACTTGAAATGATGGTAACAAGACCTTCTCAAAAGGCTTTTACTTCAATGGCTCAATTTGTAGCTAAGTCTGAGTCAGATAAGCAATCAGCACCAAAACTGACCCGTAAAGAAATATTGGGTAAGTTAACACAAGCGGCTCAGTCGACTGAATTAAAGAAATCTGACCGTGATTTAATCAACCGATACGTTCTTAATGGCGATGTAGATGTAAAAGAAATTTCACACTTATTGAAGTAATAACTTAGGAGAAAACTGTATGTCAAACAATCTTTTAAACAAAATCGAGGACTTAGTTAAAGCACTTGAACTAGGTTCATATAATGCGACCCCCGGGTCACTAGTGCAAGGCAGTGCACTTCAGGTTGAAGACGTTTCACCTGTAATGCACAATGTAACATTCCAAGATAAGCACATTAAGCTCCAAAAGGATCTTAAGGTTGAAAAGGCGAAGGGCCAATTAATTCAATTCAACCGCCAGCTATCATATGGTACATTTGGTGGTTCAGCCCAACATGAAGGTCAAGTTGGTGTTGAAGATACCAGTGATTACATCCGTTCAGTAGTTCCAATGGCGTACTACTCACATATTCGTCGAGTCACTCTTGCTGCGAACTTCGCAGAAACCCAAGACGGTGTCAAGGCGGAAGACCGTGAAGCGCAAGCCGGTGCGAAGAAAATCGCTGGCGACGTTGAATGGGATGTTTTCGGTGGCAAGGCCGCGTTCTCAAACGCCGGTGTTTTCGATGGTAACCCACTTGCTTTCCCAGACCGTATGCCCGGCATGGTTGGTCTTGACCCACAAATCCGTCAATCAGATACTCTTGTTAACACACAAGACCTGATGTTTGACGCGTTCGGTTCAAACCTCTCAGTCGTCATTGCGGGTGGTGGTACACTTACCCAGTCAATGATTGAAGATGCGTGGATTCGTGGTTTAATGAACCTTGGCTCAGCCGACGTTCTTTACACTGACCCACTCGTCCTCTCAGCTTACAGCAAGAATGCGTATGCTGGCAAAGAGCGCATTGTTCTTGGTAACTCAGGTATGGAACCAGTTTCCGGTGCTGATATCAGCAAGCAAGCGGTTTCAGGTGGCGTTGTTAAAATTGAGCCATCACAGTTCCTCCGTGCTCAAACCAAAAATAAGAGAACCCGCAACGGTGCTCCCGGCGCTCCTACCATTGCGTCAATCGCGCTCTCAGGCGGTTCAACCTCATTCCTAGCTGGTGAAGTTTACACCTACTACGTTACTGCTGAAAATGAAATTGGCGAATCAGCTCCTTCAGCCACTTCAGCCTCAGCGGCGCTCGGTGCTGGTAACCAAATTGCCGTAAACATCACCCCCGGCACTGGTACAATCAGATACTTCAACGTTTACCGCTCAACTGCTGGCGGTGGCGCTGCGACCTGTAAGCTAGTTGGCAAAGTTGCCTACAAAGGCGCTTCACCCACTGTCTTCACCGACCTTAACAACCGTAAGCCAGGTGGCGTTACTGGGTTCCTAGTAGAAAAGGATACAATGGCGCTCAAGGAGCTTGCTGGTTACAGCAGACTCAAGCTAGCTGTTGTTGACTTAACTCAGACTGAAGCGCACTTCCGCTTCCTCTGTCTAGCGGCTTACGAGCCACGCAAAAACGTGCTCATCGATTCACTCCTCGGCAGCTTCTAAATAATAAAATCAAGCACTTAGCAATCTAAGCTGCGAAAAGGCCCCCATCCGGGGCCTTTTCTTTTTGTACCATTAGTGTTAAAATAAGCCATGGCTAAATTGACTAAAGAAGAAATTGAAATCAGAAGAAATGATATTCAAAAAATGAAGGATGAAGGAATTTCTTCTAAAGAAATAGCCGAAAAACTTAATATACCAATACATATAGTAAAACGCAATGGAAAGTATAAAGATAAAGCTAAATTAAATAAAATCATTAAAGATGCTATCAATAATTCTCCACTAAAGTCCAGAAAAGCTGAAAAACTTTCAAAGATTTGGAATACAGAAGAAAAGAAAGAATTCGCCTCAAATAGGTCTAAGAACTTCTGGAAGAATCTTGAAGAAAATGGAAATAAAGAAGAATTTATCAAGAATAGAATTAAGAGATACATAGAATCAGGCGCTGCCGAAGAATGGAAGAAGAATCATCAAGTTAAGGCTAATAAGGCAGCAACAGATTCTAAATTAGGTAATTTTGATTCATGGCAAGATAAGATACAAAGTATAGTTGAGCGAAATGGAGGCATCCTACTTACTCCATATACAAAAAGTAAAGAATATGTCTCTGTCAAGTGCAGCGCTGGACATTCGTGGGAAGCAATACCTAATTCAATACAACAAGGCAAATGGTGTCCACAGTGCGCAAATGTAGGTCCAAGTAAGGGTCAGATTGAAGTATTTAATTACATACAAACATTAGCAAATGATGTTGTTTTAAATGACCGAAGTGTATTATTAAATAAAGAAACTGATAATTATCTAGAATTAGATATTTATATTCCCAGTAAATCATTTGGGATTGAGTTTAATGGATTATTGTTCCATAGCGACTATTTTGGTGATATTAGAAACAGGCATTTAAATAAATTTAAAATATGCGAAGATAATGGAATTAAATTATTAGCTATATTTGAAGATGAATGGAATAACCCCGAGAAACAATCATTAATTAAGTCAATGATTCGCCATAGATTAGGAATACTGCCTCAAAAAGAAAATAGACTAAGAGCTTCTAAGTTAGAATTACGTAAAATACATAAAAATAAGCTTATAGAGCCATTCTTTGATAAAAACCACCTAGATGGACACTCTTCGGCAATGTTTGCTTATGGGTTATTTAAAGAAGATAAGCTAATTACATGCATGAGTATACGGAAAAATCATAATTCAGAAATTGAAATATGTCGTTTTGCCACAGATTATGATTATCACGTCTACGGAGGGGCAGGTAGGTTATTAAAAGCGGTATTTAATGATTTCAATGAAGTAATTACATTTAGCAATAACCGCCTATCAACTGGTAATGTCTATAAAGAGTTAAATGGGGTATTAATACAAGAAAATAATCCAAGTTATTGGTATACAGACGGGAAACAACGTATTTGGAGATGGAAGTGTAGAAGAATTAATGACCCAGGAATATTAGCTCAATTCCCAGACATTCCGCATACTGAAAAGGACCAAGCAAATAGCGGATTAATCGGATTGAAGATATTCAACTATCTAAAGCCTTTATACAGAATTGAAGACTATGGGCACAAAAAATGGCTACTAAAACAAATCTAATCGAATACTAATCTTTTATATATAAAATTTTGAAATATGTAGGCATGTAGGTAAATAAACAGAAGTAAATTTAAGTAGATTTTAAACTTAGGAGAAATAAATATGGCTAACTTAACTGAAAAATCAGTAAAACACCTTATTCACGGTATGTCAGATACCGTTACTGGACAAGATGTAGGTACTAAGCTTAATGAAGCTGGTTTAATGGCGGCTGCGTTAGGTTCAACTGGTGCGATGTGTGCACTAGCCAAGGTTGCTACCTCAACCTCCACTACTACTGATTTTGCTGCACTAGCTGTTGGCGACCTTGTTGCGAAGATTCCTGCTGTAGCTGGCAATGCTATCTTCTATACTGTTGCTACTGCTGGTACACTACCTGCTGCGGCTGTAATTGGCGACCTTTACTTAGCTTTCCGCCAAGTATCATTCGCTACAGCGACAGTAACTACTAAGATTTAAGTCTAATTAATCAGTCCTAATTAATCCTAATTAGTTCAGTAAGGCACTCAGGGCCCCGTTTACGGGGCCTTTTCTTTTGCGTAGTGTCATGGTAGGGTGAAGCGGTAACCACGATGGTGTGGTGTGGTATAATTATGTTGTTTCATACAACAAGGAAAAATAATGGCTTGGTCATTTAAAGATTTTTTGAAGTTTCTGGGTTTTAAACCCAAAGAAGAAGTAGTAGAGGTTGAAGTGGTATTAGAAGAGAAACATCAATCATGTTATGTAACCGAACCTCCAAAAGAAGTCTGGGGCATGGGATTAGCATTTACTTTTGACGATGTTTTACTGCTTCCACAATACTCCGAAGTAACTTCCAGAAAGAATGTAGACATTTCTACCACACTATTGGGGTTTAACTTTTTAAATCCAATCATTTCAGCAAACATGGATACCGTAACCGGTACTGAAATGGCAATAGCTATGCACAATTCAGGCGGATTAGGTATTTTACATAGATACCAAACCCCAGAAGAAGTTTTTAAATCAATAGCGACCCTTAAGTCCAAGGGTATAGTCGCTATTCCAAGTATTGGAGTTGGCGAAGAACAAGCTATGCTTGGGGTAAATTACTTAGTTGAACAACCTAAAGATTCACAGTGGGCAGCAGCTGATGCAATTTGTATAGATATTGCTCACGGCGATTGCAAGATGATGGTAGATACTATTAAAAAATTATTAGAATACCATCCACAAGCTAAAATAATTGCTGGCAATGTTGCCACTTATGAAGGCGCAAGGAGACTATTAGAAGCTGGAGCTATAGCCATTAAAGTTGGAATCGGGCCGGGTTGCTTCACCTCAGAGAATCTGGTCAAGACGAGTGATGGTTTAAAGCAAATAAGTGATATAAAAATAGGAGACAAGGTTCAGTCACATGATGGAACATTTAATCGTGTTATAAATACTATTATTCAAGAAAAAAATGAAGAATTAATAGAAATAAATGGAATTAAATGCACTAAAAATCATGAATTTCTTGTTTTAGATAAAAAATATCAAAATATAGCTAATGAAGAAAATTTACATGAACTGGCTGAGTGGGTAGAGGCCAGAGAATTAAATGATAATTATTTGCTTATAGAAATGCTTTAATAATCCAGGTCCAATACCAATCTTTATTTAAAGGATTGGTATTGGATATGAATATTGATATTGCTTTTAAATCAAAAATAGATGAACAAATTATAATAGCCGTAGAAAAAGATAAAAACATTTTTGTATTAAAGACTAAAGATGAGCAATTTAATTTAAAAGACTTAAAAGATAAAACACTTAAAATTATTTGTGAATTATGTAATAAAGAAAACATCATTAAGACAGCAGCTCTAACTTATCATATAAGAAAATCTACAAAAAAATATTTGTGCTTTACATGTCGTGGATATACAGAGAATCCATTTTTTGGCAAAAAACATTCAAAAGAAAGTTTAGAAAAAATGTCATTAGCCAAAAAGGATTTATTTGGAGATAAAAATCCATTTTATGGTAAACATCATACAAAAGAAACTAAAGAAAAAATTGTCAAAAAACTAAAAATAACTATGCTGGGCAGAAAAAATCCTTTTTTTGGCAAACATCATACAGAAAAAACTCGTATGGAATTGAGTACTAAACTAAAAGAATTAGCGCCCAAGACTGTATTAACTAAAGATTTGAACTTTTTAGAAAAACAAGGATTAGATTTTGATAAATTAAAAGAGATATTTGAAAAATATAAAAATAGTCCAGAAACTATAAGCAGTCTTTCAGAACATTATAAAATTGATTTAAGAACATTGAGAAGATATTTAATAAAATACGTTTGCAGTAATGAGCGTTTTTTAGAGATTTCATTAAGAAAACAACAAGGACAGTTCGTTTCTAAAAGTGAACTCAAACTGAAGGAAGAATTATTAAAGGTGTTTGGCGAAAAACTTATTCATCAATATAGAATTGGCAAATACCTTTATGATTGTCTGATAGACAATTGTCTACTTATAGAATATGATGGCTTTTATTGGCATAAAATAAAGACTAATAAAAATGACAAAATTAAAGAATTATTAGCTAAAGATCTTGGATTTGTTTTATATAGAGTTGAAGAACCCAAAAGTAGAAAAACTGATTTTTTAAAAGAAGTTGAAATAATTAAAGGAATTTATAATGAAATTCAAATTAGTGCCGGTAGTGAACATAAAAAAGTTTGATTTTAATGGCCAAGTATACGACCTTACTGTAGAAAAAACACATACATATAACATTGAAGGAATTGTTGTCCACAATTCCAGCTGCGTAACGCGTCGCGTCACAGGCCATGGAGTTCCACAATTATCAGCTATCGTTGATATAGCCGCTTTAAAGAAGGAATTCAAATTCGACCTAATAGCCGATGGTGGATGTAGAGAAAGCGGAGATGTAGCTAAAGCCCTTGCTTGCGGCGCTGATGCAGTAATGCTAGGTGGGATGCTTGTAGGTAGCTTTGAGACTCCAGGTCAAATAATTCAAGGACAAAAGGTTTATCGAGGTATGGCAAGTCGTGAAGCACGTCTTGATTTTGATGAAAATCTATCAAATGACTATACTCCAGAAGGAGTCGCGATGATGAAGCCAGTAACTGGGCCAGTTGGCGATATTATTAACCAAATTTGTGGAGGATTACGCTCAGCACTTAGCTATACTGGAGCTACAAATCTGTCTGAATTCAGAAATAAGGTTAAAATACTACAAGTAACTCCTTCAGGAAATGAAGAAGGTCACCCACACGGATTGAAAGGGAGTAAATGAAGACTAAAATTGTAAGTATTACTAAGCCGTTAATAACTACCGCCAATGGATTAGAACTTAGTACAGAGGATTTAATTTGTTATGTAGGGAGAGTTTCATCTCCACAAAATCAAGACAATTTAGAAACCGCACCTAAGTTATTAAAGTATCTCATTGCTAATAAACACTGGTCACCATTAGAAATGGTGGACTTTACTGTTGAAATTGAGACAAGTAGGGCAATTGCTGCGCAAATACTTCGTCACAGAAGTTTTGTATTTTCAGAATTTTCCCAAAGATATTCAGGGGTTACGAATTTTGAACAATACGAAGCTCGTCGTCAAGACACAAAGAATAGACAGAACTCTATAGATGATATGTCGCAATCAGACAAAGAGTGGTTTATCGAAGCTCAAATGCAGGTATGGGATAAATCATTTAATCTATATAATGAAGCAATTGCCAAGGGCATAGCTAAGGAACAAGCAAGATTCCTCCTCCCACTAAATACGTCTACCAGACTATATATGAAGGGCAGTCTACGCAGCTGGATTCATTACCTAGACCTAAGAAGGGCTAATGGAACTCAAAAGGAACACTCAGATATTGCAAATAGTATAATAACTACAATATTACCAGTACATTTCCCACATACATTAAATGCATTGGGGTGGAATACATGATTCCAGTAATTACATTAGTTGGAAATGCTGGGGTTGGCAAGGATACTGTAGGCAAGATGCTTACAGAGGTATCAAATGGGCAAACTATAGCCTTTGCTGATCCATTAAAAAGAATAGCTAAAAACATCTTTGGCTTCTCAGATGAACAACTATGGGGACCATCTCATAAACGTAATGAAATAGAGCCTAGGTTTTCAGACAAGGAAACCGCTAAAGAAGCATGGTATCAAATTAATAGAAATATTTTTCAAAAACCATTATTTCAAGAAATAGCTGAAGTATTTAAGCATGAAAACCTCGCTGCAGCTATAAATTCTCTAAGAAATGATATTTTTGTTAAACTAACAAATGAGCCAGTATTAACACCAAGAATAGCATTACAAACTTTAGGTACAGAATGGGGAAGAAGTGTCCATCCTGACATTTGGGTAAATTATGCTAAAGATGTTATTAAAAAAATGCTTATTGGTGGATACAAATATTCTCAAACTGACGGTCTTGTTAGGACGGATTCAAGAGATTATAGTCCGTTTATTATAATCACCGATGCTAGATTTAGAAATGAAGTAGTAAACATGGCACTATTGGGTAGTAAAGTATGGAAAATAGAGAGCCGCAATGATGTAGTTAAAAGTACGCATCAATCTGAGACGGAACTTAGCGACATCAGTGCTTCATTATTTGATGCAATTATTCATAATAGCAAAGAAATGGGTTTAAATCTGCTTAAAGATAGAGTCCAGAACATCTATAATGAACAATTCGTCTATACAAAGAAATGATACTATGAATAGTAATCTATTAAATATGACCAAGGAAAAGAAGGACTTAGAGGCTGAGAAGATAGCGCTTGATAGCCTTCTTAATAAGAACAAGATTACAAAAAGAGAGCATTCCAAGGGCCTCTGTCTTATGGTGTATGAATATTCTATTAATGGCTTTATAAATGAATCCATTAACATGTATTTAAGTATTAATCAAAGCTATATAAACGACCTTCTTTATGAAGATTTAGCCGAAGATAGAGATTTCTTCGTAAAACTCAATACCTGGTATGAACTTCTGGCCTATTCAGGACACGTTCCGTATGATATAATGGCTACCCAAAAGGGAGCTAATGCTTAATCATGGATGAATTAGAACTAGACGAAACCAAAGTCATTTCAATGAATGACATCAGGACTTTTAATAAGTCTGCCGATGTCTTTATTTTTGATGACGAACACCAAAATGTCCGTAGATGCAACTTTGAAGTATGTAAACTCCATTGTGAGCCAGTTGTTCCGGTTTATGGAGAAAGCGGACTAATTGGATGCGCCACCTTAAAAGTAGAAGGTAAGGTGGTTGTAGCTGAGTTTTTCATTGATTACGAAACTCCAGAGAGACTTGACTTAGAAAATGGCTCCCCCGGCCTCTATCCTCATTTACAAGGTCATTATACTGTAAAATCAGTCAGTGGTAAGGCAGATGTGGCCCAGAAGTTTATGGTTAGTTCTGTTATCTTAAACAAAAACAGAGATATCGACCCAAGAATTGGAACAATATGATGTTTTGGATAATGCTGTTTTGCGCTTTTATAAATATCGTACAAGCTATTATACACAAAGTTTTATTTAAGAATGATTTTGGAGGATACTACCTATTTTTAGCAATAATTTGCATCTTAGGAGCCTATCTTAACAATAAATTATTAAATACAAATAAGGCCAAGTCGCGATAGCCGACGTAACAATCTTTAATTCGAGGAGAAACTCGAATGTATCTTTCTGCACGCTTATTATTAAACGTTGTTGACGTTAATAATTGGGAATATGGGGATGTTTATAGATTATCAGAAGGTGATACCCCGTCTCTATATTTTCAATTAGTTGACTTAGACAAAGACAAGGATATTGTCAAAAATAGGCCGGTTGGTAAGAGATATATGCCAGCAAGTGGCGCTACTTTGCAGGTTAATATCCAAAACATCAATGATGTCAATAGTTTAGCTAAAATAGCTACTCAGCCATTCGCAAACGATACTTCCATATGGAAGATAGATATCTTAAGTACTGACTTGCTTAAGTCAGGGACATTCAGTCTTCAAATAGCTCTAACTGAGACACTTAAGGTTACTAGAGCGTTTGTTAGCAATGTCGTCAACGTAGCTCCTCAGACTGCTTCACGTTGTTAATTGGAGGCTACAATGGCATCTTACGATAATTCAAAGCCAGTTAGTTCCGTATTTCCAGATAGAGCTATAGATGCTCAAGAATGGAGACGCGTAGAACCGCTTATTACTCCAGAGCAACTAACTAAGAGATTCCTTTTTGGAATCCCATTAGTTTCATATTTCATTAATCCCGTCACTAACCAAAGAGACGAACTTACTAGTGATGATTTAAAGGATTTTATTGAACGTGGCGTTGCTGAAGCCGAATTGCAAACTGGATTAACTATATTTCCAGTCCAATACGACGAAAAGCATCCATTTGATAGAAACTTCTGGATTTCATATGGGTACATTAAGGTAGAGCATCGTCCAGTAATGAGTATCGAAAAGTTTGCCTTCACTCCTCCATCTGGGCAAGATATTTTCTCTGTAAACCTAGACTGGATTGAATCAGCTAACTTCCATAAGGGTCAAATAAATCTAATTCCATTCGTTCCAGCAATAGCGGGCGGTCTTATTGGTGGTACTAATACAGGAAATCCTGGCGGCGGTGCAGCTTATTTACATGTTATGTCAGGTTTGGCATGGGTTCCTGCGTTTATTAGAGTAACCTATACTGCTGGATTCCCAAATGCTGTAGTTCCAAAGGTTGTAAATGAAATTATAGGATGCAATGCGGCAATTGAGGTACTAAATGCTCTACAGATTACTAATAGAGCACAAAGCTACTCTATGTCAATTGACGGGGCAAGCCAAAGTATGTCAACCCCGGGTCCACAAGCGTTCCAGCCTAAGATTGACTACTTAGAAAAGAAGAGAGACGGGCTAATTCGCAGACTAAAGAACCTATATGGTCTGGGGGTATTTAGTTCCCATGTCTAATAAAGATACAGAACATAAAGAAGAGCTTAAGAAGCTGCTTAATTCAGGCTCTGATTTAGAAAAGGGATGGAAAGGTGCCTTAGCTGGTGCTGCATTGTCCGCTTCTGCTATCGCTTCGCCTCCTACTCAACAAACTCCACAAAAGCCAGTTACTGCAGTAAATCAATCTGCAGTTAATCCAAGTCAACCCAATCAACAAAAGCCACCTCCAGCAATGATGTTTAAGGAGAAACCTAAGTTCTTAGCAACTAACTCTCCTAATGAGCCAGAGAAATTCGACGCAGAAGCTGTATTTAAGCCAGAAACTCTGCATGATGACTTAAGAGCTATTTCTATAAATGAAAGTCAATATGGAACAAACATGAAACATGTTCCAAACAAAACTGACTGGAATACTGCTCATGGACCATTAGGCTTAAAGCCAATGGTTGCTTTTGATGCCTATAAAGATAGCAAGAGATTACAGGCCAAGTTCCCAGATATTGGCAGTAAAATGGATTTTCTTAAGAAAATCAAGACCGACCCAGATTTCCATAATGAAATAGCTAAACACATCTGGAATAGTAATCAAAATCAATTACTAGACCCAGATGCGGTTGCTTATTCATGGAGATATGGAATTAATGCAGCTAAGTCGGCATTAGCGAGTAATCCAGAGAAAATTAAGCAAGATTCATATGTAATTGCTTTTAATAAAGCTAAACAAGCAAAGCCTTGGCTAAAAGCTAAGCCACAAATGAATCCAGAATTAAGAACTGCTTTTGATAAAATAGCTAGCAAATTATCTTTGCCTTCATATAACTGGAAAAAGTCGGAAGAACTAACTAAAGTACAACCATCTACTAAGTGGCCCGGATTATTGGGTACTCAGCATTCTCCCAAAGGAGATGATAGAAGAGATACTCCAATTATCGGACCTTCCACCCCACCCGGATCAAAAACTCCATTTACAATTCCAGCAGAAAGTGACTATAAAGCCCATGCAAATAAAGTGGCACTAGTTGAAGCTAGAACAAAAGGAGACAGCGAAAAGATAGAAAGAGCAAAGAAAGACCCACAAGAATTACTTGGTGACATAGGTCATTCGGGATTTAGATTAACAACAACTGGCGCCGCTTTGAATGAAAATATGAGAGCCGATATTGTTAGGCAAAAATATTTAAAAGACAAGGAGGCAGGTGTTAAAGTCAATGATGAAGATGTAAGAAGACGCTTAAAGTTGCTTAATAATCCCAAATCTGTAATTGGAACAAAATTACACGAAGATTCTCACGGCCTTGAACACAGATTAGTCACAGAAAATAAAGCAAAGGTATCTCAATTATCTCCATTATATGATAATTTATTAGAAATGGCTTATAATGGTGTAGAAAATGGTCAAGAAGCTAAAAATGCAATGAAGGCATTCCAAAATCTTAATTACGGACCCGGTGGTGGAGGCGGTACAGAGCATTATGCTAGATTAATAAATGTAATGAACGACCCAGTTACTAGAAAGAAACTAGAAAAGCTTTTGCCACAATTTGTTATACCAAAGCATGTATGGAATTTCAAAGACCCAGCGCAAAGAAACATAGTAATACAACAAGAAAGAGATAGGCATTATAATAAGTATTTTAATGCATTAAAAAGGACTTTCAGGAACTTCAACACATTGGCAAATAAGGTCAGACCGGAACACGTCGATGAGCTATCTAAACCAGGTGCTCATGCAACCTTCTCTTTTGACAATACTCCACCAATGCCAACTGACACAGATGCTCCACCGGAATTAGAGCAAAAGATGGAAGGTGGTCTATCTGAAGGAATGGATCCAAAGGATTTTGACCAAGAACAACTAGCAGAAGGCTCCGAGCACGAAATGGAGCATACAAATAAGAAGAAAGTTGCTCAATCTATTGCAATGGACCACCTTATCGAAAATCCTGATTATTATAAGTCAGAATCAGAAACAATTGAGTTTGATGGCTGGGAAGACTTGGAAAAATAATTATGTCCAAAGAAAAAGAAATGAAAAAGGGCTGGCCAGCCAATGATGCAGAAAATGCAGCCAATGAGCAGAATGATGCTGTATTAAGAGACGCTTATGCTGACGTAAGTCATGTAGTTCCAAAAGAACAAGACCCCCAGGGAACTCAAGGCAATAGATTTATTCAAGACAAATCCCTATATCCTGAAGGCCAGACCCATCTCGAATCTACAAATAGAACATTTGTTGCCTCTCAGAATAATCGCCAAAATGCACACGATAGAGGCGAGTTCCCTATCTCTGATATAGACCATGATACACAAGAAACTTTTTGGTGGGCAGCAAATACAGAAGCAAATGACCAAAATGAACTAGAAAGGCCTTTGCCGAATTTAAATGATTTTGATGGCAAAAAAGCAATGGTAGCTTGGCAAAATTCCCCTGTTAAAGTAAATACTGGTGACCCAGATAGAGCCCTTCCTATTGTTTATTCTGATTTTAAACAACTGCCAGTAAGTCTAGGGAAAGTCCCTGCCTTTAAGTTAAGTAGAAATTTATATGGATTTTTACCACATGATTCAAAATTAGCTGCACAACAATGGCATGAATATCAAAAAGACATTGGTACAGCTGACCCAGCTAAACCAGAAACATGGCACCATGCTCAATTAAATGGCATTATTGACTACATGCAAGCCGCGCCAGAAGAGCAGCAGGAATTTTTCCATTTAACAGGAAATGACCCAGAACAATTCCATAGAAATATGGAAGAAGGGCATAAGCATCTACAATACGCTGCAAACATGGCTACAAATAACTGGCTTACCAGAGATTTGCACAAAACTGAAGTAGAGCAGATTAATAACTTAATGAAATGGGAGCCAACCCCAGAAGATTACAAGAAGGCCTTCATTATGGCCAGTTCTGGGCTTATATTATCTCCAGAATTCAATTCAGCCAAATTTATGGCAAATAATTATATCCCAACAGAAGAAGATATAATTAATGCTACAATAGATTATGAAGGCGATTATGTAGCAATTGCGCTAGCGGCTCATAGAATTGAAGTAAATGAAAGTAATAGAGATATTTTGGCTAAATTATTACAAATTCAATCATTTGGTAAGTCCGAAATGAACGTTTCGTCCATTCCGCGTATAGTTAAGCCAGTATTCTCTGAATATAAGAAAGTATCTACAGCAATTCAAAAGGCATTTAAGGACAATAAGGTTTATCCAGTTGAATTAGACGGAAAACACTGCAAAGGCTCCGCGCTAATGAAGGATACTGTAACTAATACCATTTGGTTCTTAAAACCAGGCTCTGGAAAGCCAAGTAAGGCTTGGGGTGTAACAGAAGAAGCGGCCTCAGCTTCAAGAAGGGAAGTTGCCTTTAATGAAGCTGCCAAGTTATTTGGATTAAGCAGATATATTCCAAAATCAGCATTAATTACTCTAGATGGGCAAGAAGTAGCGGCTATTGAGTTCTTTACTGGCAACTTTAAGTCAATAGAAGAGATAAGAAAAGATAAGACCGTTGATTTACGCAATGAATTCTCTAAATACGTAAATAATGGATTATTGTACAAATGGGCCATATTAGACTTTGTATTAGGCAACCCAGATAGACATGGCGGAAACATCATGATTGATGAATATGGGAATTTAAAGCTTATTGACGCAGGCTCTGCATTTGCTGGCCCAAGCTTTAATCCAGCTAAAGACCCAAAATCATGGGTTCCATTTTATTTAAGGGTATTTTCCGCAAGAAAGTGGAAGGAATTAACGCCCGAATCCAAGATGGATGTCCTACCTACACTTAGCCATGAAGTCGAAGATTCATTAGCTCATTGGCTATATTTAGTTGATGAAACTAAGTTAGTAGAATTGCTTAATAAATTCCAAATAAACCCAGGACCTGTATTGGATAGATTGCTTGAAGTCAAGAATTATTCAGGACCTAAATCTGAGTTTATCAGAAAATTCTTTACTAACAATCTTGTACTTGGGAGTAAGCAATGAAACTTCAGATTACCAAAGACCAATTAGACCCTAAGAAACCACCAAAGAAAATTGGAATGAGCAATGGTGTGCCCGTTTTCGAATTTGTTACAAAGGGCGGGTTCAATATAGTTGCTAAAAATGATGACAATACAGGGATAATGATTCTTGGTTCCGGTCCTCATAGGGGATTTGCTCGTCAATTAGCGGTCCAGAAGTTTCCAGACACTGTATTAGATGAACTGTCCAAAAGCGAGACTTTTGACCCAATGATGTTTAGCCACTTATTCCCAACATGGGATAAGGTTACTGACTTATTGAATACAATACTCAGGGAGAGCTAATATGTCAAGTAAGCGAGACGGGGGATGGCGTTCCCGAAAACTACATACATTTCATATCTCCTGCGCTTTAGTTACTTTAGTTGGATTAGCTGCTGGTAAATGGAGCAATATCTCTGTTATTTATAGTACTTTTTGTACAACCATATTGACATTAGCTGCTTTGTACATGGGAGCTAACTCTGTAATTAAGTATTTTTATAAAGACAAATCCGAACCCAGTCCTGCACCTGAACCAGAACCAACCCCAGCCCCAACTCCGCCTACTAAGTCAACCGGTAAAAAATAATGGCCGATATTAAAATACCATTTGAGCAAATAGGGTTAGATTTAGACGCCCAAGACCAATTTATCTCCCAAAACGGAGTTAAAATGACTCATTGGCGCTCTATTCCTTGTCCAATTGGTATTACTGACGTAATGGACCATAGAGGTGGACATGATGGGCACGGTAATTGCACAAACGGTTATATTTATGAATGCGTAGGCGACATAACAGTTTTGTTTACCAATAACCCAGCGTCTGCTCAGTTAACTGACTTAGGCTTACTAGACGGTAGCGTAGTAAATGTTACATTTCCAAGATATTATGACGGCACGAAGAATGAAATATATGTTCAAAGCTTTGATAGATTCTATATCTCAAGCTGTGCTGTATTGGTTCCTGCCGGGCAAAAGGTAGAAGCCAATATAACTGGAATAGATAAACTAAACTACCTAGCCGTTAAAGTTGAATCTATTTATGATGAAAATGGCGTTAAATATTCAGATAGCGATTATACTATTGTAGATGGCAAAATTAAATGGATAGGCAATAGACCTGGATACAACCAAGAACTAAACAGAGGCAGTATTTATTCTGTAAGATATTTGTATACACCATTTTATTATGTAAATAGATTAATGCATGAAGTCCGTATTGTAAATAAGACTGATTTCATGACTAATAAAAAAGTTCCACAAAGAGCACCGTATTCAGCTCATTTAGCTCGCGAATACTATATGTTTAAGGAAGAAAAGAAAGAGGATGGAACCAATACCAATCGTCAAGTAATTCAACCACGAGATGGTGTTTTTGGACCACGTTAATTATGAATACTCAATTCTTAGATTCAGTTCTTGGAGAAAATGGTTCGCTAGCTATTCAGCGTGCAATAGAGAAGAATCCGTCATTCAATAACATCCTGGTTCCCAGAGTTTTATTGTCATGGATTAATAATATTAGCAATTATGGATTCGAAGGCAAAGTTCCAGGCACTAATGAAACCTTCTTGGTATTAGAAAAGACCGAAAATGGACTAGATGGTGCAGTTACCATAGACGAAAAGCTATTCACCTTCAACAACTCCTCTCTTATTCATGTCGCAGCCGCTATAGGAGTGGCATTAAACAGTAAAATAAGCGGTAATGAAGATTTTAATGAAAAAGACTTAGAAGTATTAGGTAAAAATATAGATATTTTAGTCAAAACTACATTAATTAAGAATATTCAAGAACAATACTTATCTCAATTAGACTATGGTGACTTTGTAATTGAATATACCGGCATTTTGACCTCTCCATATTTAGTAAAACATGAACCAACCAATAAAGTAGTTGCGACTGATTTATTAAAAATAGAAGACGCCAAGAAAATAGCTCAATTAGCCCAAGAAAAACTTAGTAAATATCAAGAATCTGCAGCTGAATATAAATATAGGAAGCAACACCCACATCAGCCACACGCAGACCATAGGTATGACCACAAAAAGAAGTCTAAGTTTACACCAAAGATTCCCAAAGGTCCGACTAAACCAAGATTAACTCCACGTAGACACCTTAAGCCACGTAAAGCAAAGCTTAAGATGAGCGAAGAAGATATGGGTAAGGTTTGTTCAGAATGTGGTGGAAATATCTTTAAATCAGAAGAGTTCGTAGGATGTGTGTGTCTATCCTACTTATCTCAATACATTAAACTAGAGAAAACTCAAAGTGGTAACTATTTGAATTTCTCAGAAGAATTACCAGAAGAGGATATCGAAGCTGTATATGAAATTATTGAAGGGTTTTAACGTCTTCAATTAAATCCCTGATTCTGTTCATGATTTCTGTATAAATATAAATACTTGTTGGGTCATCAATCTTATCTATATCTAATTCCATTATCTTATACGCCTTCTTCAAAGTAGTAATTAAGTTGTTTGTGTTTTCCATAAAGCCTCAAGAATATTATATCATAATTAAAGGTGACTATGTTGTCATTTGTGTTCATTAGGCCCATTTCGGCCCACTCTCAGTTTGAAGAAGCGCTAATCGGAGATGACGCCGAGGCATTGCTACGATATTCTGCCCCATTAGAGAAAGCTTTTTGTGAAATCAAAGAATGGACTCTAAATGAAGGTCATGGACGCGTATTGACTTCTTTTGGTAATCAAATTGGTATACAGATTCCAGCTGATTGCATACTTAAACTATCTGAATTTGCCCATAAATATGAATTATCTGCTAAAACCAAGCTAGCTATAGGTATAGGAATAACCCCTATTGAAGCCTATAAGGCAATGCAGCAGTCAGAACTAGAAGGTGGACACAGAATAGTCCTATATAGCAAAGAGCTCGATACAGAAGGCTATGGCGACTTAGTAGAAGATGAAGATGATTTATCCAAGAATGGATATGAACTAAGACTTCCATTCCTTGAAAAAGAAGATATAGAATTTAAGCAAGCAATTGACCATAATGCCAGGAATCCAGTCCAAGTTACTGGTGGGGCATCAAATGACCCACAGGTTAATGAAGTAAATAGCGCAACTCCATCGCGTGAAATGCCTATTTCTGACCAACCTAAAATGGGTCCTAGTCACGATGTTGTATCAAGTCCTAGGTCTTCACAAAGTACTAAGCAAAAAGTACTAGAAGCATTGAGTTTAGTAAAGCATTACTCAGTAGACATAATGAGACTAAAGGAAATTAATCCAAAAGCATTTGATGCCATTAAGAAATTAATCGATTCAATGATTAAGATGGCACAAACACATGGAGAAATGGTTAAGACTGAAGAAATAGGTCAATTTCTTGAATTACTAAATCTAGCTAAAGCTCTTCCAAGAAGCCATGCAGAAAATTTAGAGAATATGGCAGGATTCTTGAATAATCCAGTATCCAGAGATAATTACATGGAACAAACTGGAGCTAAACCCCAAGTCCATACTACATCGAAGATTCATCGACAAGATAGATTTGCTGTATCTGGTCCAGTTAATCCAGCGGCGCCAATTAGTGGACAGGGGTATGACTTGTTTGATAATGAAGATCCGCAGATATGGGAAGCCTATAGACACAATATGGGAGTTAGTGCGAACCCACATACTGCTAAAGGTAGAATACATAATTACCCACCACAAGCACTTGGTGCACCAAATGAAAGCGTAGGATATAATAATACTGTTGCAGGTAAAAACGTAGAGAAGGACTTTTGGGAAGACATCGATGCAATGACCGCAGGAGAGTCATTAAGAGATTTTAGAAGAAAAAAAGATAGAGGAATTAAACAACCTCCTTCTCCAGCAACTGCTATTCTCGACAATGATCCAACAAAGAAGGCTGAATTAGATAAATGCGACTTTACTTCAATGGATTCATATTTTAATACAGAAGAGAATCCATCAGAAGCTCCAAAAGATGGGAAGGTTTTAGACAAATCCCTACAAGGCCAAACAGTTCCTCCGGGACACAGAACTGGCAATAAAATTAAGATGAAAAATGGACATTGGCACCAAATGAGTACTGGCGGCGTAATGGGTCCAGAAGGTGTACCGCAATCTCCAGGTAAAATTGAAAATAAATAATGCCTAAATACTTAATCAAAATATCAGTTGGAACCATCGAGGATTCCAATATTAAACAAGCCATTCAAGAAGGAACTGAATGGCTTGCTGGTATGGTGCATGCTTATTTAATAGAAAAAGCCAATTCGGAGTTCAAAAGTCGTCGTAAAGACTTCGTTTCTGCATTAAGAATTATAAAAGTAGAAGATGGAACATGGGGAGTAGCTTTAGATGATAAAGCTAATTGGATAATTGAGGGTTCCAGTCCATTTAACATGCTAGATGGCTTACTAAGCTCAAGTAAGGCTAAGCATGGCAAGAATGGCCGATATATAATAGTACCATTTAAACACAGCGGTGACAACTTAACTCCAATGCAAGCAGTTCTTGCGACTGCCGTAAAGGCAGAAATGACAAAAAGACACATTGGAACAGAAGATGCTGATGAAAGTTCAACCCAAGAATCTTATCCATGGTTGTTGTCATCTTTTGATATAGAATATCCGTCTACAAAGAAAGAAGCATATGACCAATTAACAGACGAAGAGCGACCACCATGGTCTGTTAATATGAAACAAGACCACCCGACTGTTCCGCTATTAAAAAATGTAAGAGTATATAGCCATTCTGGATTATCTGGTGATTCTGAACCTAAAGGAAGAGCCTATACATTCAGAACAGCGGCTGAATCACAAAGAAATACAGGTAAATGGGACCACCCAGGAACTCCCCCTAGTCAAATATGGGAAGATGCTCAAGAATGGGCACAAGATAAATGGGATAATACAATATTACCAGGACTTCTAGATGACTTAGCTCAAGGGTGGTAATTTACCCATTGCCTTTAATAGCCTATTTAATACAGTATTTATAGCACCAATTACATCATTTGAATTCAGCTTTAAGTCCGGATTGGCTTCATTAAAGACCTTAACTTCTTTTTCAATTAATTCTATCACTTTAGTTCCAGTAGCCCTAATCCACTCATGTTTAATGTTTTTAACCTTAGGCTTGTTAATTTTAATACTACTAAGCTCGTTTCGTAAACGAATCATGATTAAAGACAGTTGGATTGTAGAGATTTTAGGTTCGAACATATTTCACATAGAAGCAATCTTATTAAAGATTGATAATGATTATGATAACTTCACAAAACATACACGGTATTGTTCCTTCAGATATCCTAATCAGGACCGCCATTATAGCAGGTCTCAAGGACTTACGCGATAACCCATTTTTGTTAGATTATGTCTTTAATTGGTATTCAACTGATGATTTAACAAAGAATATCTATGGAGATTCTGAGAAAAGAAGGGCTAAGAATTGGTTCTTAAATAATGAAATCTCAGTTTCAATGAACTTCAGGACTGATGACCCAAAGTTCCCAATGATTGCAATAGGGTTACAGTCTTCTTCAGAAGACCAAGCAACATTAGGTGATGTAAACTACGACGTAAGTGAAGAAACTCCATCTTCAGAGTTTGGAATCAAAATTGACCCAATTTTAGGTCCATTTACCCCAACATATGACCCAGTTACTGGATATGTAATTATTCCAGATGGTTTTTCAACTAGCGAAGTCTTTGTAAATCAAATTTTGTTTTCACCAAGCATTAAAGAAGGCTTTGTAATTACAGATGTATTAAGTGATAATAGATTTGTAATTCAAACCGGACTAAATGTAGATTTTACAAACGCAATAATCATGCCAATAGACAGCTTTTATGTAGTCTCAATTGAAAGCTGTTTATTTAAAGAAACATATTTACTGAAATGCTTTGCTCAGAGCGATCCAGTTAACTTATTGTATTTACATAGTATTTTAGTTTTTATACTTTATAGATACAAACAAGAATTTCTAGAAAAACGTGGCTTTGATAGACAAGTAACCTCTTCAGGGCCCATGTATGTACATCAGCTACCACAATCTCAAAATGAAATGACATTCGGAAGAGATGTTACATTAACTGGATATTGCAGACAATACTGGCCTAAGATGATTTCTCCTAAAATTCAGGGAGTTAAAATCAATGGTATTGAAATAGTAAGCGGAACAACTACTCCAGATGCATTATTGGCTCTAGTTCAAGCACAGGGCTGGCATATGTTAGACGATAATTTTGATGGAATTGGCCCAAGTAGAAGCTAAGATACGATATTAATCTTTAAATAGTATTATTAACAAATTCTTTAGGAGAATTCAATGTCTAACGGTAGCGATAAAAAAATTACAGCAGCGGAGGCGCTTAAGTTAGTTGCCAAAGCACTACGTAAAGAAGTCGAGCTATTTAAGAATGACAATGGATTAGCTGAAGTTTCTAAAGAAATTAGTCAGCAAGAGCTAAGACTTCAGCAAATTGCTGAATTAAAGAAATATCACAAGGAACTATCTGAATCTTCGGCTTCAGAATCAAGTTCTTATGAAGAAGTTTCTATGTCAGATGTAGGCGAAACTGACGATGCCAAGGCTGAAGCTGAGAATCATCCAGCTGACCAAAAGAATTTAAACAAAACAAAGAAGCCAAAGGCAGTGCTTCCTTCTGATAAAAACCCTGAACACGTAGGTCACAAAGACACTGGCAGTGGTGGCCAAATCGTAAAAAAAAATGAAATTTTAGACGAAACTTTGGAAAAAGCAGTCAAAAAGGCTCCAAAAAAGTCAAAAGAAGCTAAAGAAGCTAAAGAACCCAAGAAAGAGCCTAAAGAAGAGAAAGAAGCGCCTCAAGGTTCTAAGCATATAGTTGCTGACCCAAAGACCGCTAAAGAATTAAAAAATCTTCAGGCGGACTTAGATTTAGCGGATGACCCAAAAGATAAAGCCCATATTCAAGGCAAGATTGATAAAATCAAAGGTGCGCACGATAAGTCAAAAGACTTACAAGCTGCCAAGGCTACAATTCCTTCAGAAAAAGAAACTGATGCAGAGAAATTTGCTCGCGCTCAATATAAGCCACATTTAGCTGCAAAGCCAGTGTCTCCAGTTACTGGAAAACCAGTTAAACCAACTCCTCAGCCTCCAGCGCCACATTTAGCTTCTCCTCCAGTTTCTCCAGTTACTGGCAAGCCAACTCCTAAGCCTAAAGCAAAGCCTGCCGTAAAGCCAGAAAATGTTCAAGCTCCAACTCCTCCAGCAGAACAGCAAGCGCCTGTCAAGGCTCCTGAATCAAATGCTGCTACTCCCGCACCTGCCCCTACGCCAAAACCAGCGCCAGAACCAGTTTTACCAACTCCTGAGTCAAATTTAGAAGAAGTAAAGGGTACAGGTCAAGAAGCACTACCTGACGATAGTTTCTTTACAAATAAAGAAGCTGTTCAGGCCGCTCCTGCTCAAACTCCAGCCGCTCCTGCAGCTCCAGCACCTGCAGTTCCACAAGAAGTTGCGCAAGCTGTTAAAAAAGTAAAGTCCAAACCAAGAAATCAACCTAAACCTGCTGCGCCTGTCGTAACTCAACCTGCGGCCCCACCCCCTTCTCCTTCTACAGATGTTCCTCCAGAGATTTTAGCAGCTATTAATGCAAATAAGCAAAAAGCTGCTGCAAAGCCAGTTTCTGAAGCCGCTGCTCCAGCGCCAGCACCAGCACCAGTTTCTTCACCTGCTCCAGTTGCGGATATTCCTATTGAATGGGGAAATCCTCCAAAAACAGAAAGAGAGCAATTACAAGAAGGCATTAGACAAAGAGCCGCTGCTCGTAAAGTTCCACAAGCTCCACAAGCTCCATTAGACCCAGTTCCACAAGCTCCATTAGACCCAGAATGGGCGGGGCCCAAGGTTGTTTCAAGAAAACAAGCTATGGCTCCAGTTCCACCTAAGCCAACAATGATGGCTTCGCAATCGCCTGTATTTGCAGGAAGATTCTCTGCTGCACAACAAAAGCGCACTGAACCTGGTTCATTAGCTAATACAAATCCTTCTAATCCATCAGCCGTAGATGCCGAAGATATGGCCATTAGACGAGCCGCTGGCATTGGGCCAAGTGTTGGAGAAAGATTAAGCTCTGCTGCAGGCAAAGTAAAACAAGCTGGCAGAAATCTAGTTAATCGAGTTAGTCCATTAGACCCAGTTCCACAACATCCAGCGCAACCTGAAGTATTAACTCCAGAAGAAAGAGCAGATAGAGAAGCTGCTGGTTTTGGTGAACAATTAAGCCCAGAAGAACAAGCCGATAGACAAGCAGCTGGCATTAAGCCAAGTATCGGCAGTAGAATCAGGGGTTTATTTGGCAAAAATGACGAAGACATGAGTAAGCTTCCAATTGTTCCGGGGACATTAATTGACGAAACCCCAAAACAAACATCTCCGGCGATGTTCCCAAAGACTCCAAGTATAGCTCCAAAAGGCGCTGGTTCAGTTAAAACAAGACCACCATCAAGAACACAAACTGAACCCAAAACACAAGTAGTAGGTCCAAAAGATCCTGATTTCTATAATCCTGATTTCTATAAAATGGACGAATACATGAATAAGAGAAGGAAGTAATTATGAGCGAATTTAAAGATTTAGATAAAATTGAACAGTTTTTCGCTGATAAGCTTGAAAAAGTTGGCGCGGACCCATGGGCAAAGAAGGGATTGTCGGGTCCTCCGGCTATTAAGCCAAATCCACCTAAATCAAATATGTCGCCACTGGCTCCAGCCCCCAAACTTAAGCCACCCGGAATGAAATTAGATTCAGCAGGTGCACCACCGTCGTCTTCAAATGTTGGATTTGGGTCAATTGTACCTAATATGCCTTCTCTATCTAATTTACCAGCAGGAGATGAGCATCCTACTTCATTTAATCCAGAAAAAGCTTCTATCCCAGCAGAGCCATCCGATTTAACACCTGCCGGTGTAGCTCCAAAGGGTGGGGATTTTGAGAATCAAGCATTAATGCAAACAGTTCACTCAAAAGCCTTTAAACCTGGACTAAATTCATTAATGCCAGCGAGAGTTAATACAGCCGAAAGAGTAATGTCAGGATTAAGTGGACCAAACCCAGAAAAAGCAAAAGCTTCATTAGGTGGTAAATATGGAGTCGCTAATTTAGGGCAATTAACTAATCCAAAGCCTAAACTTCCAATGGCCGGATTTGAACGACTTAAGATGTCAGAAGAAGAATTCACTAAAATGGACAAATTCTTCAAAAAAGAAGAAATGTCCAAGTCAGAAATTTTAAAAGAATTAAAACTTATACTAAATGAGTTGAAAAAGACTGAGAATAGTTAAAAGATTAAATAACAAAGCAATACCAATCTTTTATTTGATTTAGGAGAGCAAAATGGCACAACGCTATACAGGTACTTTTGGTACATTAATTAAGCCAAGTTCGGTTGTGGATGTCAAAGTTCAGCAATCAAATTCAGGCGTTGCCACAACTGGTGTATTAATGCTAGTTGGTGAAGCAGAAGCGGGTCCTGACGTACAGTCAGATAATATCGTCAATAACTATTTCGGTCCCGATGAACTAACATCAGTTTTAGCAAAATACAAGAGCGGCCCTCTTGTTGAAGCATTCAAAATGGCCTGTCAAGCCTCAAATGACCCAGGGATTACTGGTTCATTTACTAGAGCTTATTTAGCAAAGACCAATGTTTCAACAAAGGCCTCCGGTTCACTTACCCGCTCAGGTTTAGCGAATTGGGCAACTGTTGCCGACAAGAGCTATGGCTCATTAGGTAATTTAACAAACTTAACTGTAACTTCAGGTCAAGATGAAGTAGCTCCTACAACTGGGTCATTTACCTACATTCCATACGGTGGAGTCGGAGCCTCAAGTATAGGAATTAGAGTAAACGGTGGTTCATTAAAAACCTTGTCCCCAGCGGCTTTAACTAGCCCAACTGCGCTAGTTACTGCAATTAATGCATTAGGTGACTTACTTGCTACTGGTGGTGTTGACCGAGGCGTACTTAATGCTGGTAACGTAACTACTGGCAACTTAGCTCTAACCGGCTCATCTGGTTCAATTGTAATTGGCCTAGATTCAGGTACTTGGGCTGTAACTCCAACTCCCGGAGATACACTAATTCTTTCAGCTACCTCAGTTCTTGCTGATACTGAAACTAATAACCGTGGTTCATATGTAGTCACAGCTGCTACAAGCACCTCCATCTCGGCTACTAAATTAGCTGATGCGACAACTACTGGTGGTGCAGTTAACGTAACTACTCCAGTCGGTTCAGTAGACATTGCTGCGGTTGGCGACATTCTCTGCTATTCACCTGTCAGTGTTACTAACTTAACTGGTACTTCAAGAGCAGTTCTTACCGGATTAGTCGGTCAAAATGTTACAGGTACAGCAGCGTCTTCTTCACTAACACTAACATTAGCTACAGGTCAAGTTTGGGCTGCAACCCCAGCGGTTGGCGATTATCTACAAATTGCCTCAACTGCTCCCGGTGGTTGGACCCCTGGAACAAATGCGGGCTGGTATCGCGTTACCGCCTCAGGTTCTTCAACTATTGCAGGTGGGTCATATATAACAATGACCAAACTTAGCAATGGTGACCCAGTTTCATTCGGAGCAACTGCCGTTGCAGCTACTTCAGATTTAGTTTGCCTACGCCCTGCAATTGACGGTATTGGTAAGTCGCTAGAATTCTGCAGTCTTAGCGGTGTTACTGCTGAAAGTCAATTCTTTAACCTAAGCACCACTGCGGTAACTTGGGTTTCTACACTTGCAACCCCATACTTACTCACCTCAGCTACTGAAAGAGAAGCTTTATTAACCGCTTCCCGCTCTGTAGATAATATAACCGAATCATTCCAAGGGGATGGTGACGTTGTATTAAGAGTAGGTTACCACGGTGGAACTTCAGTTAGTGGAATTACCGGTACAATGACCATCTCCGGAACTACACTAACTACTACAGTAAGTGGCGGAACTGGTGGCAACTTAAGCTTAAATCTTAAGAACTTTAAGACTCTTAATGACTTAGCTACATATATTAATGCACAAACTGGCTATAAGGCGAGCGTTGCCTCTGCTTTATTCGGTCAAGCAGCACTTAATTATACAGATGCTAACAACACCGCTCAAGTAATTCTTGATAAGGGTACTTTTGGAATTGCAAGTCACTTACAATCAGTTCCCGGAAGAGTTAAGAAAGAAGCCTTCGCTCTTTGGAAGTTACTTGCTGATAGCGCTATATTGGTTCAATTAGGTTCAACTGTAAGTACTGCTCCTACAGCTGGTCAACCAGAAAATCAAGGGTTATTCTTCCTTGCCAATGGTGCCCGTGGTGGTTCAAGTACTTCAGATGTCACCTCAGCAATCGACCAACTAGAAAAGGTTCGTGGTAACTTCTTAGTAACCTTATTCTCAAGAGATGCGGCTTCAGATATTGCCGATGGTTCAACCGATGCTTCATCGCTTTATGCGATTGATTCAATCAATGCTTATGCCAAGAGCCACGTTCTTGCCATGAGCCAAATCAAGAGACGCCGTCATCGTCAAGCTTTTGTTAGCAAGAAAGGTACATTTACTGAAGCGAAGCTTGCTTCATCAAATCTTGCCTCTTCAAGAGTTGCAATGTGCTTCCAGGACTTCAAGTTAGTTGCTCTTGACGGTTCATTGACACAATTCCAACCATGGGCTGGCTCAGTTCTTGTTGCGGCTATGCAAGCAGCTGGCTTCTATAAGCCTGTTGTCAATAAGTTCATTAACTGCAGCGGTGTATTAATGGGCGACGGCTCTTACTCAGACCAAGTATTAAGCCAAGTCGAAGACGCCCTATTAAGCGGCCTATTACCAGCAGAACAAGCTGACACAGGCGGGTTTAAGTGGGTTTCTGACCAAACTACATACGGCGTTGACGATAACTTCGTTTATAACTCAGTTCAAGCAATGTATGTAGCTGACGTAATTGCTCTAACCCTTGCTTCACGTATGGAAAGAGCTTTCGTCGGTCAATCACTTGGTGATGTAGGTTCAGGTGTGATGCTTGCTTACTTACAAGGCGTATTAAGCGACCTTAAGAGACTTAAGTTAATTGCCTCATCTGATGGAGCGCCAGCTGGTTACAGAAATGCTTCAGTTAGAATAACTGGTCCAGTTGCGGAAATCAGCGTAGAAATCTTCGAAGCTACTGGATTGTACTTTATCCCAATTACTGCACTTATCAACCAAGTTCAGCAATCGTCTGCTGTTTAATTAAAGAAAAAGAATTAAGGAGAATTTGATTTATGGCACAAGCAAAAACACTAACAGGCGCTAGAGCCCGTCTTTATATTAACGGCAATTTAATTGGAGTATTTACTAGCGCTAGTTACGAAGTAAACTACGGTGTATCTCCAATTTACATCCTTGGGCGTTACAATGCCGCTGAACTAGTCTATACAGACATGGATACAGTTACTGTTTCATGCACCGGTTTCCGTGTATTAGACAATGGTCCATATGGTACAATGTCTATCCCAAGACTACAAGACCTACTTGCCCATGAAGATTTCTCTCTTTATCTAGAAGATCGTCAAGGCAATAAGCACGTAATGACTGTAGAAAATGTTCGTCCACTAGGTTACAGCACCTCTACTTCAGCAAGAGGCATTCAGGACTTAAGTGCTCGATTTATGGGAACAGTTGTCCATGACGAAAGTAACCCAAATGATGACGACCCAGGTGCTACCCCATACGGCGTTTAATTATTTAGATACATAGCATTAGCAGTAGCAGTAGCATTACAGAATATGTTATAATGAGCCCAGGCCTTGTAAACCTGGGCTTTTTATTTGAAAGACAAAATGACTAACTATAATAGTAATATTAGAAATGATGATTATTTAGCTATTCAATTAACACCAAAAGATGTTGATTTAATATTTGATTTAGCAAATATTGAGACTATTTTACAAATCCGTGATGGTATTAATAACATAACAGACAAAACTGTATTATTAAATAAAATCGTTCAAACCTTTGATTCTTTTATGGATTTTAAGGACAAACTCAGTAATCTAAGAGAAGATATAGTTACTGCTGAAAACAATATAGCTGCTACTCAAGAAAATAAGGTAGCAGTAGTAATATTATCAAGAAAAATGCTTAAAATCTTTGATTTATTGTGTAAAGAAACCACAAAGGAGACCCTTCCAGATGATATCAAGAAGGACTTTGAAGCCATTGGACGTGAATTAATCCAAAAAATAGATAAATCATTTGAAGATGGTCCACTTCCTGTTGAACGTAAGTCACAATTAAAGCAGAATTCAGATGAGAATACAGGTTCTTTACCAATAAACATCCTTAACTCCAAGGCTTCCGCATAAACCTTTTGATACCAATCTTTACTATAATTACTCCGAGAGTGAAAAATGGCTGATTGGGGCTCAAATTTAATTCCATTTGCAAAACTAAGCCTTGTGGTAGATGGTGGGTCTACAGGTTTATTAACTGTTCCAAGTACTTTTAACTTAAGAATTGGAGCAGTTTGTTATCTTTCAGCTACAGGATTAGAGACTAAAACTCTCCAAATAGCAGATATAGTAAGTGATACCCAATTATACGTAAAACTAACCGACCCACTTAATTATACAAGATTTAATGCCTCTGCATACACGGTTTTACTTTCGGCTTCACTTACTCAACCAGAACAGACTAACTTCTATATTTACAAAGAGCCAGGAATTGCTGATGTATTTAGAGCATTAAGAGATTTACGCGATTCAACTGGCATCAAACAAGGTGCTCCCAATACAGTAGCAAATGCTTGGCCGGTTAAAATAACTGATGGAACAAACGTATTAGGGACAAATACAAACCCAATAGTCGTATCTACTGGCGGTTCAACTGCAACTGTAGTAACAGAAGTAGCTAGTTCTATAACTAATGTTACCTTAAAGGCAGCTAATACTTTAAGAACTGGATTGACTATTTTTAATGCATCGACTGCAATTTTATATGTAAAACTAGGAGCAACTGCTACAAGTGCTGACTATACTTTACAAATGGCGCCAAGCTCTTATTATGAAGTACCAAGCGGTTACAGTGGAAGAATTGATGGGATATGGGTAGCAGCTAATGGTTTTGCGTACGTAACAGAAATATCCAAGGTTTAATTAGATTAAGGACGTAAAATGCCATATTTTCCATGGAATGAACCAGTAACTCTTGCGCCAGTTGGCAATACGCCAAATGCTAATGCGGCTTCGCTTTCCGGTCAACAACTAACTCTACAACCCGCTGATGCTTCATTTCCTGGAATTGTTACTGCCGGAACACAGACTTTAGCAGGCGCTAAAACCTTTAATGACCCAATTTTTCTAAATGCCGCTTCTGGCGTCGGAACGTCTTATTCAAACCCCGCTTTCCGCATCCCACTCGCGGGAACGAATCAACTCAACTTGCTACAGCTTGGTGGCACATCGAGTAATGATTGGGAGTTTGCGCTTGGTTATTACACGGGCAATCTAACCCCAACCATTTCAACCCGGGCGACTGGGCTGATGTTAAGTATGCCATCGGGCTCCGGGCTCTTTCCGCTGAGCAATGTAACTAATGACCTAGGCGGTCCCGGTAATAAGTGGCGCAATATCTATGCCCAAAATATCGTCACTTCAAGCACAGCGGGTGTTTCAGATATCTCTAATATCATCGGAACGTCTGTAGCTGATGCAAGCGTAATTGATGGCTCAAAGTTAGTTTCAGTCAGGACTGGAATCGGTGGCACAGAATCCGAGTATCTAAATATCAAAAAGCCCGGTTCATATGGAACCAGTGTAGTACATATTGACCAAAAGAATAAGACCAACACATACGCAATCACCATTGGCGACCTCCCGGCCGGTGTGAATGGCATCAGAATGTATCACGGTACTGGTCAAGGTTCTTCAGAATGGGGTTCAGGAGTTAGCGGCGATAACAGCTCTATTGGCATTGGCAACGTAAACAGAAATTTACATTTCCTTGCTAATTCTGATGCCTACTCTCCAGCTGGCTCACCTCATATTCAATTTTACTCACTTGCTGCTGGCAATAGGACACAATTTCAAGTCAAAGGCAGTCAAGCCGGGGCCACTGACATCGTTGCGAAAATCGGAACATCGGTTGTTGACTCGTCTGTCTCGAATACCGCGCGCCTGCTGTCTCTGAGAACGGGAATCGGCGATGCCAGCGAGTATGAGGCGTTCTCGTTCCGTCGAATTAGAACCTATGGCCAAACCCTTACGATGGGGCCTAACTACAGTATCGAAACTGATGGTGATTTATACGACCTTTATCATGGCGGGGCTCTAAAACAGCGCTTCAATGCCGGTGTTGGTCATTATTGTTACGAAATAACTCACCACCTAGTTGCGGGTGCCGGTGCCGGTGCAAATGACGTCTGCAATACCATCGGAACGTCTGTGGCCGATGCTTCGGTGAATGCCGGGGCAAAGCTATTAAGCCTGAAAACTGGCATAGGCGGTACGCCTGTTGAAAAAATCTATGTAGCCAAAGACGGCACCATTATCAATCCAAACACCGGAGTAGGCTTTGGTGATTACGTCTATAACCGGGCTAATGGGTTCTTTTATTATGCAGGCGGGGCGCAGTTGGGGATGTATAACCAACAAGGGTCAGCCTTCATTGCCCTAGGTCTTGGCAATGGTATTGCCTATGCAAGTCATTCATTGCAAACCGGACAAGGTATTTTCGCTGGCAGTGGGGAGTATTACTCATCAGCTATCGGCGGGAGTGCACAGACTGGCAAGCTTATCAGCGGCAAGGGTGCAATCTCAGGTGACCATTGTTGGAAGGTTGGAACTAGTGTCGCTAATGCATCTGTAAATGGCTACGCGGGGGGCTCGACCGGGGCCCGGTTATTATCCATAATGACAGGTCTTGGCGGCACTGAAGTAGAACGTGCTGCGTTCTATGTAGACCAAAACTACGACGGCGGGGCACTGATTTTCAGAAATACTGCCGGGAACTCAATTGGTCAGCTGTATTGCACAAGCACATACGGTGCTTATTTACAGCACAGCTATGGCTCAGTTGCCGTTACAGCCGCTGGCAATCCATTTCTTTCCCATACCTACAATGGTCTAATGGGTAATGATGGAACTAGTTGGTATATCAACAATCTCAACCAAGCGCCAATTAAGTTCCAGTCTTCATATGCGACACCCGGGGCTTCAGATGTTGCTTTGAAACTTGGTTTCGGTGCAGCTGATGCGAGCGTTAATGCTTCTGCCAAGTTATTGTCAGTACAGACCGGCATGGGTGGAACACCAGTAGAGAAGTTTTATGTCACCAAAGACTCAACCCACATGGTTGGTCCATCCACTGGCTATAGCTTAAGAATTGGTGAACGTGCTGGTGGAGCTTCATACCAGACGGCATTTGGGATTTACTCCTCAGGAGTAGTTGATTACAACTCAATCGCTATTGACCACTCCTCAGGTTCACTCTGGGTTGGTTACGGATTAAAGGTAATGAACTCAGCTGGTACTGTACAAATGGCTAGTATTTCATCAGCAGATGGAACGGTTGAAATTAATACAGCCGGTGCTGGGGTAATTTTAAAGAGTCCTAATGGAACGCGCTTTAAACTAACAGTAAGCAATGAAGGTGCACTTAGTGTTGTAGCTGTATAGCAGTATAGTAGTATAAATATAGAGATAGAGAGATAAAAAATACAATGCCTCAGTATGGACTGAAAATTAATAATGCTTACACCTGGCGGGATTTGGAAGGCGATGTTTCACTTAAGGTTGGTGGTGCTGGACAGCCAATACTTGATGAACTCTTTGTTGGTTCAACTTTCCAAGTCCCATTTTTTGGGGCCAATGACGTAGCTAGTTTTGCTTTTCATATGCCCCATGATTGGGTAGTCGGGTCTGACCTATACTGCCACGTTCATTGGTGTCATAATGGAACAGCTATATCAGGTTCTTTAGTGAATCAATTTGAGTTTAGCTACAGCAAAGGTCACAACCAAGAGAACTTCCCTTCGCCAATTACCGTAACGCAGACTATATTAACGCCCGACATTGCTACAGTTCCAAGATATCGTCATAGGATTGACGAGTTTCAACTATCAGCAGCTAGTCCTACCGTTAATCAGATTGATACAGACCTTCTAGAGGTTGACGGGTTGATACTTTGCTCAATCAAGACCACTACGATTCCGACCATTACAGGCGGAACTCCTAATGAGCCAGCAATTCTTTTCGTTGACATTCACTATCTTAGTTCTAACATCGGTACAATCAATAAAGCACCAAATTTTTATGCATAATAACAACAAGGAGTACATATGGGAATCGGAAGACAACAATTCATAGCAGCATTAGACGCAATTAAGTTAGCAGTTAGTGGAAGAAATGCCCGTCGCCGTCAAGTAGCAGCGCTAGTTACGGCTGGACAAGAATGGCTAGCTAAGTTCGACGCACAAGACAACGCAGCGCCAGCTGACTTTGCTGCGTCAAGACAAAGCCAATTTAACACTTTCGTTGACGCCCTACCAGATATTACGATTGATGCAGCGGACCCAACGGAACCACCGGTAGTTCCATAAGATTTATTACTATAATCGTTAAGTAATAAAATCAAACAATAGCAATCTTTAAATTAAGAAAATTTATCAGATAGAGACGCTGATTTTAACTAATCAGCCTTTCTATCTAATTGTATTTATTGCAGTATTATATAATCGTATTAATTAGTATTTAAACTTATTTTACTTATTTAAACTTATTTAAGGATTGAAAATGTCAGAGCCTTCTAGTAAATTCCCAATAGCATTTGTTTTTGAGAACCAAGAAGAGCGTATTCAGCGTCTAGAAAATGAGCGTGTTGAAGTAGCTATGCAAATAGCTGAACAAACTACAATACTTAAGTCAATGAAAGAAGATATTCAAGGATTAACCTCTTCTTTCAAAGAAAGTAATGTCGCATTAACTGAATTCGCCAAAAATGTCGCTGAAGAAGACTCAAAAATGAAGCATCGAATTTCTTCATTAGAAAAACGTGAAAAATCCGATGTAGAGAAGACAAAGTGGTATAGAAAGCTTATTTATGCAATCATTGTCGGCGGCGGCGGGGCTGTTGGGACATTATTAATAGAGCATTTGTCTCAGCATTAAATACAAATATTAATAATCATGAATAATGGAGATTCAGTATGGCAACTCTAAATGATGAACTTAAAAATGCAATAGATGCTAGTTTTCAGAGCCAGCTAAGAGATAGTGGAGTCCATACTGATTTTAATATAAGCTCTGTACTTTCTACTCCAATTACGTCTCCGCTAACGCTATTTGTTTCAACTACAGGTAATGACTCAAATAATGGCAGAACTGAGGAACAAGCTTTTAGGACTATCCAAGCGGCATTAGATTCATTGCAAAATAGAGAAATTAGAAGCATTGTGACCATAAACGTAGGTGCCGGAACATTTGATGGTTTTTATGTAGGCGGACTCACCTTCACTTATGCTGAATCGCCAGCAACTGATAGTCCAGGATTAAAGATTGTAGGTACAAAGGGAACCCCAGTTCTCACTACAGGCACAACGTCTGGGACAATTACGAGCACTACTAATGCCAATCTAGAAAGTGTTGATTCAAACCAAAACTGGACAGTTAATGAATTAACCGGTAAATTTGTTGAATTCACCTCCTCTACCGGGGCTCTCACTCACTATCCAATTAGGTCCAATACCGCAACAGCCCTTGCCTTGACAGGAACTAATGCTGGCTTTAATCAGCCATATACTATCTATACTCCAGCAACCTTCATCAGGTCTAATAAGGTAACTCCCGGTAGTTCGTCCGCCGCCGCCGCCTCCTCAAGTGGCGTTGTATTGGGTCCTATCAATGGCTTGAGAAACTTGTCCGTTAAAATCCAGACAATGGAATTCAACGATACAGTTAATGGCAACCGGCTGGTAAATACTGTGTCCTCGGAGGCTAAGGTAGAATTCAAGGGTTGCCACTTCAATTACGCATTGACTACACAGGTTTCTGCGGTAACTGTAGATGGATTTATGCAATTAAGCGGCTGTAAGTTTTCCACAGTTTATACTTCAAGTGGCGTAGCAGCACTGTCTACGAATATTACTGTAGTATCTACCAATCTCGCTTTATCAGGTATATGGGCAAAAAACACGACAGTGAATGGAACCTTTTTTGCCCCGTACGCTGGCAGGATCGCCTCGACCTACGGTGTTGTTGAAAACTATGCGATTGGTATTTATGTTACGTTAGGAACTAACAACCCTAATCCACCGCTATCTTATATTATTGGACATGCCTTCTTGAATTGCACAACAATACTTAGCTCAGGGCGACCTCTTGCTTGGTTTAGCTTCTCGACCCCCTCGGGCACGTATCTTCCAAGTTCTGGCAATACAAATGGTGTTGTTGTATCCAAGGGGACGCTATGCCAAATCCCCTCCACTTTCACTGGCTTTGGAGCCTCCACAGAACTTAGTGTCGATGGAGCTACCGAGACCTTAGCCAATATGAGACTTAATACTCCCAAGACCTTCCCAACCGTAGCTAATATCTATGGAACACTTATTTACGAATAATTGGAGCAATAAATTATGACAAGACGCTCATTGAATGGTAATGAAAAAATAGCAATAGATGATACGTTTAGACAGTTATTGCGCCAAAACAGAATTTATAATTCAGATATTGAGTTATCTTCATTTCTTAATTTTACTGTAGATGACTATCCAGTTATTTATGTAGATTCAACTGGAAATGACAGCAATATAGGGTCACCAGGTTCCCCGCTTAAAACCATTCAAGCTGCTTTGTCTTCATTAGTTGGTCATGAAATTAAAAGCTCAGTAACCATCAGAATCTCAGGAACTTGGTCAGGATTTTCAATATCAGGCTTTCAAGGCGGTGGAGTTAGTTCAGGATTTAAAAATGGCATTGCTATAGACGGCGGAACTGCATTAGCTACACTAACTACCGGCGTCAATGCGGGTACTGCTGGATTTGGAACAAATTCAACTACTTTAGTCAAACCCGGAGCAGCAGCAAACTGGACAGTAAATAACTTACGTGGTAAATTTGTTAAAATAACCTCAGGAGCAGCTGCAGGTACTGAAAGTCATCCAGTTTTACGTCCTATACTATCAAATACAACAACAAATCTAACCATACACCCCATAACCGGACTTAATGACACCTCTGTCTTTGAAATAGTCGAACCAAACGCTACTATTACTGAAGACCCAGATGCTCTATTAGGAAGCGATACTTATTGTGCATTAATATCAGACAATGACATCCAAATAACACTACGTAGCTTAAAGTTTAGTGGAGCTTCATTACAGCACTTAGTATATTCACAAGACAATAGAGAAATAATACTAGAAGGCTGTGTTTTTGATGTAGCAACTCTTTCTGATTCAGTTCTATCTAAGTTTGATGGAAGAATCAGCATTAAAAACTGCGTCTTTACATCGACATCAAATGCAGAAATACAAGACAGCGGCAAAGAAGTCTTAATAAGCGGTGTCCATCTCAATAATGGCAGAATCAGACTTGACAGATGTCAAAGCGGCAATATCCAAATAGATGCAATTAACTGTGTCGGGAATGCATTCTATGCAAGCCAGATGAACTACGTCAGAGCGGATATTAATGCAAATTCATGTACTGCAACTCCAGTTTACATGGAAAATGTCAGCTTCTTCGAGCCAATCGGGACATATAAATTATCTGGGTCTTCAAATACAGGCGTTTCAACATATGGCGTTGAAATAAACAAAGCTGGTAGATATAACTTAATAGGTTGCACACTTGCTGGTGCTGCTGGCGATATATTACTAGACAACGTCCCAATTGCATGGGCTACATTAACCGACCCATCTTATGGTGTTGCACAAAGCTATGGAACTACGCTAGTTGCTTTAGCTGGTCAAAACCAAGCTATAGTTAATGGTGCATATTCATTTACTGGGCAAGTAGCTATCGGTGGTAGATTACTTAGCTATGGTTTCCACAACATGTCCCAAATCACCGGATTAACTGCTACAGGAACCGATGCATCAACTGCGCTAGTTCTAGGACAACAAGCATTTGAAAGAATCGATACAGTAGCTGCTGGTACAGGAGTTAGATTAACTGCTGGCGCAATACTTCCAGGTGTATTAGTTGTTGTCAGTAATAATGGAGCAAATACACTAACTGTCTATCCACCAGCTGGCGGCACCATAGACGGACTAGCAAGCGTAACCATAAATACACAAAAAACTAGAACTTTTATATCCAGCAGCAATGACGGGCTGTCGTTCTTGACAATAGCGAGCACTTAATATGGTAATGCGCTATGGAGCTTCACATGTTGACGGGTTGTATACCGTCCCAAATGGGTCAGGAACTCAGTTTCTTGACGGAATGAATGAAGCAATTGCACTAAATCTATCTACAATAAGAGTTTATTGCACACAAGATTATTTAGTAAGATATGACTACCAAACTGCTTGGTCAAACATGGCCGCAGCTAATATAACTCAATTACTTCAAACAACCGAATTTTCTACGTTAATTAACTCCGCTCTGACCACCTTTTATTTCACCACCTTTGCATTTGGTAATCCAAACAATAACTGGTGGAGAACTGGAATTACCAAGACAAGGCTAGATACTGAATATACAGAAATCTACAATGCAGCTGTTCATTTGCTAACTACTTATAATAATACAGGAAAAACCTTCGTTTTCTCTAACTGGGAAGGAGATTGGGCATTTTTAGACACATTCGACCCAACTGTTCCAATAAGTAGACAAATTGTAGACAATTATGCTACATTCCATCAAATCAGACAACGAGCAGTAAGTGATGCAAGAAGAAATACAGCGCATCAAAATGTCAGGGTATTGAATGTAATAGAAGCAAATAGAATATCTGATATTTACTCAAACCCAAGCTATAGAAGAGTAGTTAAGGACATTTTGCCAATAATCCAGCCAGATGCTGTAGCTTATTCAGCTTATGACTCAACTATAGTATTTGGATATGGAGCGAATCAGGCTGATTGGGAAGCTCAATGTACAGAGAACTTCACTAAAGCATTAAAAGCTATTAAGAACGCATGCCCAGGTACTCCAATTTTTATAGGGGAATTTGGTTTTCCAGAAAATGAAATAGCCGCAGAACATCCCGGATATGACGTAAAAGCAATGATTCGTAAGGTTCAGTCAATAGCTTTAAGCGAAGGATGTGAATACTTCCTTTATTGGCAAGTATTTGACAACGAACCCTCTGGATTATATACATATAGAGGATATTGGCTTAAAAAGCCAAATGGTGACACCAGTCAGGCTGGTGAACAAATGAATTTATTCACCCTAGAATAACCAAGAGGCGTATTAATCTCATATGTAGAGGATTTACAAATGAGATTAGTTTCTTTGTTTTTTGTAGTATTTTTAACTACTTGTGCATTAGCCCAGACCCCTTCTATATCAAATGATGAACCAGTTATGATTGAAGTAACTGATTTTAATGAAAATGCAGTCAAGACTTACGTAGCTAAGATTAAGCTCCTAAAATCAAAGGGTTATACCAATTTATGGGTTCGTATTGACTCATTTGGGGGCTCAGTTTTTGATGGAATGAATTTAGTAAGAGAATTGGAGCAATTTGGTCATCCAATTACATGTGTAGCTGATATTAAAGCAATGTCAATGGGTTTTTATTTATTGCAATACTGTGATGTGAGACTCTCTACACAAAGAACTGTATTAATGGCTCATGGACCAAGAAGTGGAGCGCAAGGGACAGATAAGCAATTAGCTTCAGAAAGCAAGTTCTTAGAAGTGATTAAGGAAATATTTGCAGACCAGGTTGCACTAAGAACTCATTTAACAAAGAAAGAGTTTCTTACTATAATAGATGAAGGCGACTACTTCTTTGGTGCAGAAGAAGCGCTTGAAATTGGAGCAATAGATAAAATAATCACTCCAAAAGAAATGCCACACCTATACAGCAAGGCTTCAGAGTCTTTATCCGACTTAATTCCCGGACTATAAGTGTGGTATAATGAAGGGACTATGACTAATTATAAATGTGAAAAATGTGGAAATGAAGGCAGCGTTAGTGAAGGTAATTCTTTATTGCAATATGGAAAAGTAAAGAACTGGGAAGAAGGTCTTTCAGAGGAATGGATTAAAGTCCTTAAAACTCCTTTTAATAAAGTTTCAGGAGTTACGGATAAAGGGGAGTCATTCAGAACCCTGTTTTTATCTACAATTGTCAGGAATTCAATTCTTGATGCAATGAGAGAGGAAGAAGACAATAATATTTCTCAAAAATGGAAAGATACTGTCGCACCTGTTTTATCAAAATTAGAAGAAATTGGAGTTAAATCAATAGGTGCTCTAGCTCCTCCTTCCCATCTTGCCTTAGCTGTTACAGATTTACAGCATCCAGTGGCTGTGTTTACTTTCGTAACCGTATTGGATGAACCGTTTTTACTTGAAAAACTGCGCTCAAATGGGCTTATCAATCTTATAGACGAAGGCTCTGCCAATACAATTGGCGGACCTAATTGGCTTGAAGTGGCTAATTCTAGTTATTGATAATTAAGTATTGGGAAGCAATATTAATACATAGTCATTTGGTCTTCTAAGTCTTCTAAGGACTCACATTCAACTACTTGTCGATTGGCCTTCTTTTTGGCCTTTCGACATTCTTCAATGAAATTATGTAAACACTCTTGAGCTTCGTCGAATGTTTCGTGCTCGTGATTACAGCCTTTACCATTAGTTCCAATTGTCGTATACATTAATACAGTCAGACTCCTTAGGGTCTATTATGTGTTATGCTATAATACCACAAGGAAGATTAGTAGTCTACACCCAAAGCTGGGTGGTTTAGCAGTCAAATCCAAAAAAGAAAGCCAAATGGGAAGAGGTAATAAAGAATGAATTTATTAGAAACAACAGAATTTAGAATATCAGTAACTGGCGATAAGTCCGGAGAGACATATATTGGTACATTTAAGTGTCTACGCCGCCTTAGTCATAGACAAGAATTAGCCAGAGACCGTAAGTATCGAGAATTACTTGGTGAAAATCCAACAACAGCATCTGAGTTTGCAAAAGAAAAAGCTGAAATATTTGCAGATTTAGCAGTTTGTTTAACCGATGTTCCAGTTTGGTGGAAAGAAACCGGTTATGGCCTTGACTTAGTTGATGACAATGTAGTCGGTGCCGTATGGTCAGAAAGCATTAAAATAAGAGTTGATGCTATTAAGGAAGTCCAAGAAAAAGGCAAGGCCAGTGAAGCTAGATTAAAGGAAATGGCCGAAAAGAACGAAGTCGCAAAGTAACTAAATAAGTCATAGACAATAGTCGTGAGTAATTATTTAGAAGAAATACAAAAAGCTGCATTACTGGCTGTTTTAGAGCCAGATAATAATGCTATTATGCGCAAAATATGCAGGTGGTTTAGCGTTAAATTCAATACCCCACTGCATGTAGTCGAAGACCTTCCAAAAGAATACATATACCAACATTATTTTGAAAGTATTTATGAAGAAATGGAAGATGTCGACAAGCATAATCAAATAATTTACTTACTTGAGACTCCAGAAGAAAGACAAAAGAGAGTTAATGAAGAAGAAAACTACCTAAAAGAACTACAAGACGAAGTCAATTCCGGATTAACTCTTGAAGAAACCTTAAAAAACAATAAAGCCAATAAATCGAAACTTAAGCCAAAACCCATAAAACAAAAAGAACC